ATAGAAGAAATGAAAGGGAAACTAAAAGGGCTTGGTTTGAAGGTTGGTGGGACAAAGGATGTTCTTCTTTCACGACTAAAGGAGGCTATCCCTGGATATAATGAAAAAGTTGTAAAGGAAAAAGTACAATATGATTGCTGTATCGCGCTGATTCAGACTGTTGTCCGACGCGACTTTACTCCTGCTGATTTTGAGAACTTCGGGTTCACCATCTTTGACGAATGTCATCATCTCGGCGCACAGCACTTCTCTAAAGTGCTACAGCGCATTCAGACGAAGCGTATGCTCGGGCTATCGGCCACACCCACGCGGGAAGATGGCTTGAGTAAGGTGTTTACATGGTTCCTCGGTGAACCCGTATATTGGGAGAAGACCCGTGAGCCGGATCCCACGGTCGAAGTAAAAGCGGTATATATTCAGACAAAGGATAAACTATATAATACGGTACCCACGGATTGGCGAGGCGAGCCCGTAATGGCTCGTCTGCTAGGAAATGTTCTGGGGTGTGAAGAGCGAACGAAAGAGATTATAGCGTGGATTCTCAAACTGGCCGCCGAGCCTGCGCGAAAGATTCTGGTGCTTTCGGAGCGTATTGGTCATTTGGAAGCTATAGAGGCGCTTGTCAAGGGCGCCGATACGAGCTTGACAACCGCGTATTATATTGGTGGTATGAAAGAGGCTGTGCGTGAAGAGGGCGCAGTGACGGCCAGGATTCTTCTTGCGTCCTATGCGATGGCGAGCGAGGCCATGAATATTAAGACGCTCAATACGGTCATTATGGCGAGTCCGCGTAAATCTGTAGAGCAGAGTACAGGGCGTATTCTGCGTGTGCGGCCCGACCAGAGAATGGTACCACCTGTCATTGTCGATATAATCGATAATCACAGTATGTATTTGGGTCAATGGAAAAAGCGGCAAACATATTACAAGAAGTGTGCCTATCAGATTGAGCGCTGGGAAATGGGCGCCGAGAAGGGGATTATACAAGCGAAGGCGCTGAAAGAAGAGAAACCTGTGGGATGCTTGATTCAGGATTAACGGTATGTGCCGTTACCGCGATGTAGGCATGTAGGCTAAGTTAGGTACACCCCTAGGGTGTACCTAACTTTGGCACATGCCGTTACATATTAAATATAATACCCGCATTAGAAAGGGCGATTAGACCTGAACGCACACCTACCTTAATAAAACTACTTATTGTAGATTCCTGCGAAAAAATCTCCTCCGGAGTGAAAAAATTAGAGTACTCGATTTGTATATCGCTTTTCAAGGTAGAAATGCGTGTTTGTTGAGTATTCCATGATGATTTTGCTAATAAAACATTTTGCTGTGTTTGGGAATAGTTTCTAAACGCTGTATTCGCCAGTGTTTGATATTGTGCGGGGGGTAGATTCAATGCTATATTTTGATCATTATAGCCAGTTTGTTCTAGCGCACTTATTAAAGTATTTGTATCTGCTTGAGATATTTGACTATAGAAGTTTTTATTATTGAAGAAACTGAATGTGCTCCATGACTCTTTATTGTGCCCTACTACAGTACTTAAGTTATAAATATTACTGGTTTGCGTGTTATATGCGCTATATATATTTGTAAAACTAGATACAAATGGCGCCATAGCGTTGATATTATTAAAGGGGATTACAACACTGTCTACAGAAAGATTTACAGGGATAGCAGTGACGGTCGCATCAGGATTTCTCAGCCGCGCGGTAGCTAAAGCTTGTTCTGTTGCGTTCGATGCAATATTAATAGCGCCTACGATCCCAGTTTCGTAATTAGTTTGATAAGAAAGAAGACGCTCACGACAAAATGTATTTCTATACAAATAGGCATAATATTCTTCTTTATTTATAGTATCTTTAATTTGAGCATCATAACCATCTAGGTTTATAGAATCTAGTTTGAACATAGAAGAATATACGAAGTATTTCACTATGTTCGTAACATTATTTATATGTGTTTGTATGACATTGTTATTCCAAATAGATATCTCTCTATTCCTAAAATAATATAATGATGACAGTGTACTTAGTCCATATACAGAAGACCAATATTGCGCCATGTATAAAGAAGATAGTGTACTATAGCCTTGCATACTGCTGATATTCTCATCATACTCCCTTTGAAAGGTATCTATAATATTCGAATATGCACCTGCTTGCGATTGTTTTTTTTGGATTTCCAAATATTGCGCATTTGCGCGTCCTTGAAGGGTGGAATTCCCTATTATACTCGACTCGTATAATGTACTATAGTGTGTAAGTTCTTTATCAAATGTATTATAATCTATTAGAGCCGTTTCGTAAATTGACGACCATCTATTCAAGCTGGCCATTGTACTCGCCTTCTGTGTTTCTATTGTGTCTATAAAGCGAACCTTGCTCATAATAGTTTGCTCTAAGCCATAGAGTACTACATCATATAAATCTGATTCTGATATTTGAGCAAGGGTTTGCATAGTGTTCGCCACCTGTTCCGCAGATGTTTTCTTATTTTCTGCGGCATTTAATGCCTGTTGTGCCATAGAGCGAGCAGCCCATAAGGCCGAGTCGCCTAGGACGGCACCACTAGCCGCGCCACCCTTTTTTACAGTATTTTTATTACCGCCGCCAGTCGTCGCAGCAGCGCCACTTGGCAAAGACTTACTATATAATAAATCTGCCTTTTCAAATGTTAAAAGCGCATCTGTATAATTCTCGTCGGCAAAAGTTAATGTACAAAGTGCGAGTGCGTAATTTTCGTTTGCTATAGCGGCCAAATATAAAGAGCTTAGTGTACTTAAACCAATAATGGTGCTTATATAATCTTGCTCTGCCTGTGCTTCATCTATACCATACTGAATGAGATTAGATTGTATTTGAATACTTTCTGTGTTCAGTGTGCTTAAACTTAATGATATGGATGTCCATGTTGCTGTAGATACTAAATAGTTATCATATGCCTTTTTCTCAGCGAGCGCTCCGCTACTTACTATCTGTATAAAGCTAAGTGCGCTGCCAGATTCTATCTCAGCGCCAGCTTCTAAGTATCCGCCAGCTTGTGGTTTACCATAGTCCTCTTTGGTGTCCCCCCCGCCCTGGAATGGAGGATAGATCTGCGGACCCGACGGCAGTTCATTAGGGGGTGGTGGCAGCACTGTGGCAGTTGGCAGTGTTAGCGCAACGGCGAGCGGCAGGGGCGAGCTGGCCGCGGGCGCAAAGCCAAAGGAGTCGACGGCGGGTTCTGCGAAGGAGAGTGCGGAGGGGGGGGACGAGCCCTCTCCATACACATACGCCCATTTACTATCCAACTGTCTTTGCCATCCTTCATATATATAATATAGGGTAGAATAACCACGAGCACTACTTATATACTGCGCATCTTCCACCTCCAATGTATCGTTAAGTGTACTAAGTGCTTTATTTAAACCATCGATAGTAGAATCATATTCTTGTAGGGCTTTTTGCTGAGAAGATAAAGTAGAATCATATTGGCTTATTGATAGATCATATTGGGTCCTATAATTTACTAATAATCCTAATAATCCCATCGCTATAATATCCGAAGAACCCCCTTCTTGTGATGCGGAAGAAGCCCCTTCTTGTGATGCGGAAGAAGCCCCTTCTTGTGATGCGGAAGAACCCCCTTCTTGTGATGCGGAAGAACCCCCTTCTTGTGATGCGGAAGAACCCCCTTCTTGTGATGCGGAAGAAGCCCCTTCTTGTGATGCGGAAGAAGCCCCTTCTTGTGATGCGGAAGAAGCCCCTTCTTGTGATGCGGAAGAAGCCCCCTGCTGTGTATTAGGAGCCATAGCCATAGCCATAGCATATGGGTAACTCCCTGACAATGCTTGTAAAAGCCCATAATTCGTTTGTATCTCTTTATCAAGGCCACTAATCGTACTGTCACTTATCTGTAGAAGGGTATCATAATACGTATATAATATCCTGTTTCCAGTAATCGTGGAATTTTGTAAAGATGCACTCGTTGATATTGTGCTAGAATACGCGGCGAGATTATCAAATGACATTGCGCGAAGTTCGCTTTCTGTCTTATATATAAAGCCGTCGTTGAAATCATACAAATCATCTTCAGGTAATATAATTTCCGCTGGAAATATTGTTGGAACGAATGAACCAGATGGTTGTATGGCTGCGGAAGGGTGTGCTTCTGCGGCTTCTGCGGCTTCTGCGGCTTCTGCGGCTTCTGCGGCTGCTGCGGAAGGGTGTGCTGCGGAAGGGTGTGCTGCGGAAGGGTGTGCTTCTGCGGCTGCTGCGGAAGGGTGTGCTTCTGCGGCTGCTGCGGAAGGGTGTGCTGCGGAAGGGTGTGCTGCGGAAGGGTGTGCTTCCCGCAATTGAATCACTCCATTTTCCGTGTACATATACAGCGGCGGCGACCACGGCGCAGCAACTCGCAGCGTTCCCCCACTGCGTACTTGCAGACCACCACCCTCGGTGGCTGCTGCTGTGGCTGCTGCTGCGGACGAAGCTGATTGCTGTGTAGCAGAAGAACCCCCTTGTTGTGATGCGGAAGAACCCCCCTGTTGTGTATTAGGAGCCATAGCCATAGCATATGGGTAACTCTCTGACATTTGTGGGACAGTAAATAATGTTGAAACCATAATTGTATTAGCCGCCATACGTGAACCCCTCTATAGTTCATTTTTATTCATTCTTAAACCCACAACACGAGAAAGTATGTTTCACGTGTTGTGAATTTACCAAGGTTCATTTATCTGCTGCGCTTACAATGCGTCTTCCTGCCTCTACTATAGCGTTTAATGCTCTTCCCCCTAGGCCGTCTACCACCACCGGTCTTCAGACAAGCCGGGTTGAGTGTTCTAGCGTCGTATGGTGTCTGTAAGAGAGAGGGGGCTCCCGTGGTACCCATCCATGTACTCGGCATATTTGTATAGCCAGCCGTGGGTGCGGAATAGAAAGCACTATCGACGCCGCCCACACCTCCATGCTGGTTCAAGGGGTTTTGGCGTGCCGCCTCGCACGGAATGCTCATAACCTGGGGTATACCACTTGTCCCAGGAGTCCCGCCAAAAGTCGCCGAGGTAGAAAGGTCGAACCCATAACGACCACCACGCTGTGTCTTGCGTCTACGCTTCTGTCCCCTGCGCCTACCACCGCCTCCCATACCGGGAAGTCCCGCCCCCGCGGGAGGATTGCTAATATAGCCAGGACGAACTTCCCCCATACAGGACGATTGCGGTACAACTGTTTGTCCCGCATCTAGATTCGGAATAATCGGGGCGCCGAATGTATAACTATGACCCAGCCCGCCACCCCTTAAACGTCTTGTTTTATTCATTTTACGCATAGCGCCTTTCTAATGATAGGTATTATATTTCACTCACGCCATGGAAATAATCGTATATCCTCCGAACTCTTTGCTCCATTCTGCAATAACCCATGCTTCCTTTCCAGCTGCGCGCAGCATCCTACTTAGCGCGAATTGTTGTACCGAAGCGCGGCTAATAGGCAGACCATCTTTCCCGTATAAATCGTATAAATCCGGTAGGTTGTCTACCGGAACCGCGCGTACCTTCCTATGAGAATTCTCCGGCTCTATAATGCTATGCTCCTGCGTTGCCGCCGCTACCGTCGTAGCCACCGGTAAGGTGGCATTCGCGCGTACCTGCTTCAGCCCCGCATGTGCCTCTGCGGCCTTTACTTGGGCCTCCAGGAACCATACCATCCGACGACGACCACACATCTCAGGTATAAATTCAACACTATGACATTCGGCCCAGTCCTTTTTCGCTGCGAATGCGTCCAAAGACATTGGCTGTGCGATACTTGTAAATATTCCACCCAGTAGGCGTGCGTCAGGCACCCAGTGATGGCCAACGAACTCTTTCAGATATTCACGGCGCTTCGAATAGGGTTGATCTCGTACAACCGATACACCGCGCCACATCCAAACATCCTCTAGCCGCAACCTATGGAGTACATCATCAAGTGTCGCAATCAATATAGTTCCACCACCATCCGATAGTGAACTAGAAACGCGCATGCGCAGCGTATTTGCACGCCAACCTGCCTCTCCATGTTTAGCCCGACGATACTGTACGTAGATTGCCGGCTTTCCAGGAAGGAAAACTATAAATCCTGGCTCTGCGCGACCCTCATTCTCTAATACATAGAACTCCCCCTTCTTCAAAGGGGCCTGTGCTCGCTCGGGGTCTAGGCGTTGGCGAATAACAAGATCCTCAGAGCATGATTCCACGAGCTTGCGAGCAAGCTCCTGGAATGATGCTGGTGCATATTTGCGTCTCACAGCGTGAATCTCGCGATGACTATTGCGGATACTTCCCGTAGATAGTCCTTGGTTTTCCATTCTACTATAGAGTATGTTGTAACTGTTTAGGCGTTTGCAAAGCGGTTATCGCGTGTGAGGTCATTCGCACTGACATTACCCATAAACACTCCACCATTTTGAGCAAACTCGGGGGAGAATGGCGACTCCGAAGTAAGTCCTTTAGAGTTCCCTACGCCGGATGCCTCTACAATACCCACTCTGTTGTTTTCTACGCCGGGGCCAAAGGAAAGCTCCGGAAATCTCATAGAGTCATGAATGGGGGCCTCCATATTTTTATCATCATAGGGATCTACTGGCGTAGCCTCCGGAGAAATCGTTGCGGGAACACTAGGCAACGCAGTAGCATTAGGCGCACCGGGGCCACCCGGACTCACTACTCTAGGCTCTTCGGGAACGTCTTTATATGTAGGGGGTGCTGGCGCAGGTATAGGTGTAGGCGGTGTATTAATAATATTCTCTTTCGGCGGGCCCATAGGCTTCGACGCAAAAGGCTCTATGGGCGCAACACGTTTTGTAGCCCAGTGAAACCACGAGGGCTTATATGCCTTTAGAAGTAGATACCCTACGTATAAGAATGCAGCCACGGATATAGCAACAACGAGGCTAGCAAACATCTGGTGCTTATTCGGAAAAAACAAATGATTTAAAAACTCGGTTAATCTGTAGAAACATGTCTTCCATATCTTCGCTCGAAACGCTTATAGATGATGTAAAAAAGGCATTTGCTGACGCAAAGAGTGATGGTAAGCTTGAGGCGGCTGAGGTGGTTCAAATCGCAGGGGATGTTGCGAAAAAGGTATTTTTGATTGGGACTGGTACGCTGGTAGAGAAAAAGGCGCTTATACTACACGCTTTACAGAAGGGGCTTGCTGCGGCTGGTGGTCTCCAGGGCCTGGACGTGCTGAAGGTCGCTGGCCCGGCTGGCTTGGCTGCCGCAGAGAAGCAGATTTTGGCTGCAGCGATGGCGAGTGTAGAGAGCCTGCTGAATGTTGCGCCCCAGCTTTTTGAGCCCGTCCATGGCTGTCTTTCGAAACTGAAAGGACCCCTATCAAAACTCCTGCCTTTCTGTTCTCAGGCCGCTTCAATGGCGGCGGCCCTAAGTCCAAAGGACGCGAAGCTAATACAGGAGGCGCTTGGTGCCTATAAGGCGGTAGTTGGGGTTGAGCCACCTCCTTCAAATGTAAGCTCCACCCCGGAATCGTTAACTGTGCGAGAGCCTGCTCCCCCTGTGAAGAAAGATGTAATGGATATTTCTGGTGCGAATGTATCCGGAATGGCACCCAGTCAAGGGGCATCTGCTCAAGTATCTCCCGCACAGACTCTTCCTGAGGCTCAGCCGCAGTAGCCCCCGCCCCTACACGCTCCCTACTGATCACTCGCCAAGATAGCCAATCTTGCCGGTCATCACGCTCAATTAAAAACCCTACATACTCTCCTGCGTCATATATATGGAGTGTCGATGTAGTATTCTCGATTTCAGCAGCGCTAGGAGTCCATGTACACTCATATCGCATTTATATGAATTCGCGTTTCGCGTTTAGCCCTTTGATAGTAAAATTAAAGGACTAAAGGGGTCGTACCTTACTATTAAAGTATGCCACCACGTAAACCCACTAATACTGTTCAGGTCATTCTTCTTACGCAAAAAGCCGAAGTAAAAGATGTCGCTATTCCCCTCAATGCAGAAGGCATGGTAACGCTTTCTTCTATTCAGGCTATTCTTAAGAAGAAGGAGGCACCTGAGTTGATTGGTTCTTATAAAAATAGATCGCAGACACTCTTCCTATTTGGCTATACAAATGGGAAGGCAGGTACTGAAAACAAGCATGAACTCCCCCCTCCACATGACACCTTACTTTGCTTTGGGGATATTATTCTTCTATGCTCGAAAGACCAGAAAGCATGGGCACATCCTGTGCCGTTCAAAATGGCTGAATATGAAACCTTCTATACAAGGGCGTTTGGTGGATTTGATGATCTTGATTCGGAAGAGGAGGAAGAAGTTGTAGAAGATACGACTGAAATTGTCGATGAAGTCGTAGAAGATGAAGCAGAAGAAATAGGGGAAGATGAGGAAGAGGAAGAGGTAGTCGAGGGCAATGAAGATATAGAAGGGGAAGTAGAGGTTATTCCTGTTCGTGCAATATCAAAGAAAAAAAAGCGTACCGTCCCTATCGCCGCAGTAGTGGGAGGTGCGGCACAAGTATATGCATCATACTTACATGTACCTGCTAAAGATGAGCTTATCAGTGAACCATTTCATTCATCATATGATTGTGATAACTTACCCCTTCCGCGGCGAAAGATCTTGAATGTCCTGAAGAAGATGTTTACAGAAAAGCTCGATCTGAGTGAAACTAAGCAACTAGAGCGCTGTATTTATAATGGCTCAATCCGCGCAGCGACGCGGCGGCATATTGGCAAAGCATGGACGCACAATCCGTTTGTCGAGATGTATCAAATGTTTGCCAAACACATAGCGGCAAACTTCCATCCAGATGCATATGTAAATAATACGGAGTTATATGCGAGATACAAGGCGGGTGAAATCACCTTAAAAGAAATTTCCGAAATGGACACATACCAACTCTTTGAAGAGCGATGGAAGGATAGTTTCGCACAACAACAGGTTCGTGAAAAGAGGCAGTTAGAGGGAGACAAATCCATGGCTACGGACCGATTCTTGTGTGGCAAGTGTGGCAAGCGCGAGTGTACCTACTACGAGCTTCAGACACGCTCCGCAGATGAGCCAATGACAATCTTTATCACGTGCCTGAACTGCGGAAAACACTGGAGGCAATAAATATTTACGGTGCATAGAAAAATGATAGATGTTTCCGGTGAGCGGCCACCTACTGTTGAAGAGAAGCTTAATAGTATTACTAGTATAGTCGGCGACGGCGGAGGTGACCCCTTTCCCGTAATAGACCGCATGTGGGATATATATTCTGGCAAGGGTATTCGCACTGTTTTTTTAACGATTGGCACATCAAAATCCCCATTGGCAGATTTGGAGATTGCGGAATCGCTGGGATGCCCTATGAATATTGTTACGATGAACGACGCAGAGAAGGCTTCTTGGACGGAAGTTGCTACTATTCTAAAGGAGCGGAAGCGTGACGCGGCGGCGGCTACTTCTTTCTCTGCGGGCGCAGAATCAAAGTGGATTCTTCCGAAGAATGTGCGCCTTCAGGAGTCGGTGCCGTGGTGGGAGAATGGCACTATTGACATTTCTGGAGCAGTTTCTCGCACACAGCGTGTGAGAGAACTAACCGCATCTATTGCATCTGCGATGAAGCTGAAGGATAACGCGAATCGGATTGATATCTTGAAGATTGATACGACGAGCTCGGCGCCTGGATTCGAAAAGGGGGTATTGGCGGCCATTCTAAGTGCCGGATTCCGCCCTGGTATAATAATGGTTAAATGGACTCAGATGCCTGACGTTGATCTATCCACAACACTGGCGGCGGGACACCTACAGAATTCTGGATATTCATTACTCAAAAAGCTGGATAATAAGTTCCTGTACTTTTTCACGGACGATGACCTGTACCAGCTCTGTAGCTGGGAGGGTATTGTTGTTACTAATCCTATTGTAACAGAGGTTGTAAACGCAACGAAGGCTCCGGTTCTCGGACGTTCCTCGAATGTCTCTCTCTAAATCAGGATAGGGGGTATGATTTCTGCGCCGTTTATAAGTTCCCCTTCTGCTGAAAAGAGGGTAATAATATCGCTCATACGCAAAGAGCTTATCGGAAGACGTGCCTATTCCGATTCTATATACGGTAGAAAAACAAATCGGGGATTAGAGCATGGCTTACATACTCTTTCGGTCATTTCGTCATCGTCCTCTTCTTCTACGTCATCTCCCAGGTACGAAGTACGCGAAGTATCTTCTTCAGAGCTTGAAAAAATGGCCTTCGAAATTTCGACGTGTTGAATCAGATAATCATCAAATCTGAAAGGCGCCAATATTCAAATGTTCCATTAGGCATAGGCCTCTTCACAATAAAGGGAAGGCGCCGCTGCTCTAACTCCAGCTTTGCAATATCAAGTGGTTTAGTTACATATTCGGGTACAGCTATGAAAGGCCTCGCACCGTCAGCCAACTGATTCGCGCGCGTGCCAAGGATTTTCGTGCGTTCGTAAACAGTAAGGAATGGAGGGCTCTGATGTTTTTCATCCGTGGCCCCGTCGGGCGGCGCGGCCTGTAGAGGGACTTTCGGAATTATGGTTTCCGCGTAGTCTACAACCGTCTCAGGATGAAAGTTATATAGAACTTCATATGGGTCTTCCGTATGATTGATATCATCGTTTGCGCCCTCAATCTCCTGCTCGCCAAACTCATACTCTTCACCTACTAATCCCAAATCCTGCTCTGCGTCGGCCATTATACTATTTACCCTATTGTTTTTTTAAATACTCAATTTTACCGTGATCTCCTGAACTTGGTGGCAACTAACTAAAATTGAGGGGGCTTATGGAGGAATAAATATATAAAATCAGTATGACAACTATTGTTGATGAGCCTGCTGTTGTAGGGGGTGGGGTGAAGATCTATGATACTTTTGATGATATGGATCTTCCTGAAAATCTACTCCGAGGAGTATATAGTCACGGTTTTGAACGCCCCTCTGAAATTCAGAAGCGTGGTATTATGCCGATGAAAGAGAGGCGTGATTTACTTGCACAGGCACAATCGGGCACGGGTAAAACAGGCACGTTTACAATTGGCGCTCTTTCTGCGATTAATCCTGAACTGAAAAAGGTACAGGCGCTTGTTCTAGCCCCTGTACGAGAGCTTGCGCAACAGATTGAAACTGTGGCAAAGTCAATTAGCACATTCATGAACATTAATGTATATTCTGCCACTGGTGGCACTCCCTTGCGCGAGGATATTCGCGCGATTGAGAAGGGGTGCCAGTACCTGATTGGTACACCTGGGCGTATATTTGACCTTATGAACCGTGCTGTTCTATCGAGTGAGCACATTCGTGTGCTGATCATGGATGAGGCAGATCAGATGTTGGAGGACCGTTTCAAGGAGCAGATAATGTGTATTCTCCAGAAGGGCTTTCCGAATGAAACGCGTATTGCTCTCTTTTCAGCCACCATGAGCGAGGATGTCATTGAAGTGGCGAATAATCTACTACATAATCCTGTGCGTATTCTTGTAGAGGCAAAAGAGGTCCCACTTGATGGTATTAAGCAATATTATGTAGATCTAGAAAATGCTGATTGGAAAGTCGAGGTTCTAGTAGATTTATATCAGCAGCTACATATTAGCCAGGCGCTTATCTATTGTAATAAGCGGCAGCGCGCGGAGTGGCTGGCTGAGAAGATGAGTCAGCAGGGATTTCCGCTCTCTGTAATCCATGGCGAAATGGATGTGGAGGAGCGAAAGCGGCGTATGAAGGATTTCCGCAGTGGCGCTGTACGTGTAATGATTAGTACCGATTTGCTTGCCCGTGGCATTGATGTACAGCAAGTATCCCTCGTTATCAACTACGAACTCCCCGTTCAAAAGGAAAACTATATTCATCGCATTGGTCGAGCTGGGCGTTTTGGTCGTAAAGGTGTAACTATTAACCTGATTTCTCCTGATGAAAAACGTGCTGTCTCGGATATCGAGGAGCACTGGAAGATTACATTAGAAAAGCTGCCGCCGGATTTGAGTAGGATAATGCTGTAATATTATGGCTCGCGAATATCGTGGCGGCATACGGGGCAGTTAACATGGCTTTGGAGCCAGGTATCTATACAACCCATATGAAAGCTATGCTCACAACTATTGAGAGTTCTTACTTGTGAGCCATCTAATATTACATCTTGGCAGATAGCACACGTATTTTCTTCTGTAACTCCTTCTGCGGTATTTTCTCCTGTGTTAACTATCGAAATAGTAGACCCAGTGGCAATTTGTTGTGCAGTAGGGTGGACAGGCACCGGCTCCATTATATGTTGATGAGGGGTACCAATAAGATCATTTACGGCACCTAGTACTGAAGAGCCTGGAATCAATAGTTCTCTGAGAATACTTCCAGTAATAGAATTGAGCGGATTCAATCCGGTCCCTGAATTTCCCTCAAATATTACGGACATTGGCACAGAAGCACTAGCGACCCTACGAGCAGTAGGAGGGGTATGAGTAGTTTGAATACCTACAGGGGTGTATTGATAACGTCTGGGAGGCGGTGGAGTAGAAGTGTGTGACTGGCGATGTGCGGTATTATATGTATGTAAGCCCTGAATATAAGGGTCGGAATGAGTGCGAATTTGTACACGGATATATTGTAGAAGTTCTGCTACATTACCAAAACGCTCTGGTTCATATAGAATCGCCGGAAAATATCGATGGATATCATTGAACAGGGCTACTGGGTATGTACTATTCATTATACCCACATCCGTGAAATTGAAGGGGTAAATTTTATAGTTACCATGTATACTCGAATGGACGTAACTTTACAAGGTGGTGGCGGTCTTATCAATATGGGCCTTACATGCTACGGGAACGCGGTGATGCAGAATCTACGGCATTTGTCGAAACTCGTATGGATTTTGGATGGGGGGAAGTATAATACTCTATTCAAGAAAGATGCGCCGCGCCGCCGCGAGCTATATCAGAATCTTACACAGGCTTTCGCAGAAGTCGTACAAATGCTGGGCAAGTGTAAAAGGGGGCAGAGTGTTCGGCCTGGCAATTTCTGGAAGCGGATTATTCCTGCCGTGGAAGACACTCTCTACGAGCAGTTCGCAATGAAAATGTTCCACGATAGCCATGAGTTTTATCAGCTGATCTTAGAAACCATTCACCAGTCGACGATTCAAGAGGTCGACATGAAGATTATTCGCCCACCCCCTACCACGCCACAAGAGAGGCTTGTACACGACGCCTTGGAGGCCTGGCAGAAAAGTTTCGTAAAAGAGTATAGCCCATTTGTACACATGTTCTACGGCCTGTATCATCAGCGTACGGTCTGCCAGGCGTGTAAGAATATGACGCATCGCTGGGAGCCATTTAACTCTCTGAAAGTGCCAACGCAGGTTGGGGCTGCAACATGCGACGTTCTCCAATCTCTAAAGAATGATATGCTGTCCGAAGAGACGATTGACGAATATGTCTGCGAGGCATGTGGTCCCCCGCGCAAACCTGCGAAGAAGTCGATTAGTATTTGGAAACTTCCCTCTGTCGTTGTACTGAGCCTCAAAAGGTTCGCCAATGATGGAAACAAGATTAGTGTGCCGGCTGAGCCTATTCAGCCTACGGTCGATTTCTCTTCCTATTTCTCCGAAGATAGCCCTGAGCGTGTTGCGATGAATTACTATACCCTACGAGGTATAGTGGACCATCATGGAAGCTCACGGGGCGGCCATTATACCGCACAATGTCGTCATCCCGTATCTAATAACTGGTATTGCTATGATGACGAGCATGTGGAGAGCATACCCGGACCCGAGTTCGGCGATAGCACGTATATGATGTTCTTCGAGAAGTTGTAAGCACATGTCCCATTAGAGCATATTGGCGAACTCCTCAATCGTACCATTTTTTACTTTGAGTGCCTGAACACGCCCCATAATTCCATTTTCATCACAAATACGGAAATGTACATGCGGCTCCAGATGACCCATTATCGGAACTTTATAAGACTGCGGGGGGCCACGGAAACGCAGGACGGCCTGCCCGGTAGCATCCGCCACGGCCACTCCGGAGTTTTCATATTCATCATACGCCTCGGACCAGTTAGGTACATCCTTGCCCTGTGTAGGATTCGGCTCCGCTGCCCAATAGACAACTTTCGCATTCGGGAGAGTCCGAATCGTTACTTGTTCATTCGCATTCTGCGGCGTCTTTTGAGAAAGTGCGCCTCCAGGGAGAACAGTTTCGCCCAAGAATGGGAGATACATATCCCGACGAAATACTAGCGAAAATGCCGCCACGCCTATGACAATATAGACCCATTTCGCATATCGAGGAGGTAGGGCCAGACGCACGGCATCTATACTTATGAGGCCAATACTCAGCCAGTTAAGCGCACCCAATAGGACTAGGGCCACTATAACCAGGTGAAACCATTTTGTATATACCATACTATTCGGATCGGTAAACATTCTCTATATGGGGTATAGAAATGAGTGGATGCGCGCTACGTCGTTGGGGCTCGGGAACACCTTGTACGAAAGAGCCAGATACGGCTGCGAAAAAGGAAATGGCGAATGCGCTGGCCACTATGATGGCAGAGCGTGAACGGCAAGATACAATGTGGAATCCGCCACAGGAGGTGGCTGTCAAGGAGGTTGTCAAATCTACGAGCACACCACATAAACCTGCGGAAATCCTCCGACCACAATAGGAATGCCTTCGTGCGAAAACTTTTTCGGAAAAACATTTGCGCATTTAGCAGCCGCTCTTGCGATTTCTGCGGTCAGTGCGGAAACTTCCAATCTGGGCGTGACAATGTATGGCGGCGCCTCGCAGCTAGTACAGTTTCTCGGAAATCTGGCGATTTTATTTGGTCTCATGAACGGTGTAAGATTCTGGACAGCGCCCGGCGGTATACCGAAATACGCGTTTTTCGTCGCATTCGCCTTCTGGGTAGGACAGCTGATAAAACCCTATATCGCAGAACTAAAAGATGAGTCGGCTCTTACCCAGACGCTCATTATGACAACGGGCGTGTTCGTAGGTATGATGGCGCTCGGCTTCTATGATTCCATGAACCTCCTTGGCTTCGGCCCCTATCTCGTAGCAGGTCTTATTGGCCTCATTATAGCTCGTGTAGCCGTCCATGCGCTCGGAACTCCTGAAGAGAAGGCGAAGGGTGTTCCCTGGCTCAATACAATCGGTGTGGCCTTATTCGCGGTTTTCACTGCGTATGATATTCAAGTTCTTCGCGTATTTGCGAAGAGATGTAAAACACTAAAAAAAGCAAAAATAGAGCCGGACTATCCTGCGCAGAGTTTAAATCTGTATCTCGATTTCATAAATATCTTTCTCAATATGGATAGCGATTAAAGGCATGTGCCGGTAGCCTACATCGCGTTAAATGTACATCCGACGAACAGACTCGTCGTCCCGATTCTTCTTCTTGAGGAACAGGTCGATATGCTGCCTCTTGACAACAAAGGGCAGCTGGAACCCAGGGATATGGAAAGGGAGCTCCTTCGTATTGAAGATTCGCAGCATGTTAATCTTCTGCACGACAGCCTCCACACAGCGCTTCAGCTCTCGCACACCCTTCTCATCACCCGCATACTCCTTCAGAATATGCTCCACGACATCGTGTGAAATAGACACCTTCTCGTCAAGATTCACCTCCTTGAGCGCCGCAGGGAGTAGGAAAGTCTCCGCGATAGTCAACTTCTCCTTCGCACTATAGCCCTGGAGTTCAATCACCACCATACGGTCCATGAGAACGCGGTCAATCTTCCCCAGGTCATTTGCGGAGAATGTGAACAGCACCTTACTGAGGTCGAGGGGGATACCGCTCAAATACTTGTCCTCGAAATCGCCATTCTGGACAGGATCTGTCAAATGAACCAGGAGGTGCTGAACCTCCTCACCCTTTGGAGTGGCACTCACCTTGTCCAGCTCATCGAACATTAGAATCATGGACATCGACTTGGCCGAGACAAGAGAGTTCACAATCTTGCCGCAGTGCGACCCCTCGTATACTAGCTGGTGACCAACATAAGTACTCGCATCCGAATCGCCGCCCAGCGAGATGAACTGGAACGGCCACTCAAGCGCCTTGGCAATGCCATTCTTGATGAGACTCGTCTTACCAATACCGGGTGGGCCAGCTAACATTAGAGAGAGGCCGCGCGCATCCGGATTCGCAATCTTAGAGGCAATAAACTGGAGAATCTGAATCTTCGCCTCCTCCTGGCCATAAATCGCCTCCGCCAAACACTTGCGCGCCCGCTCCATGAAACCTGCGCAACTCTCGGACCCATCAGACAACTTTACAGGAATGTTCTTGTATACACCAATAGGCAGGGACGAGAACTTCTCCAGCCACGCACGCAGCTTGTAATACTCGCCCGCGCCAGGGTCCATCGTCTGAAGCGTGTTATACTTCGCCAGAACCATCGACTGCGTCTCAGGCGTCAGCTTCATCCCTAGAATCTTAAACATCATCGACTGCGAGTTAGTGGCCGCCGTCGTCTTACGGTCAAGTGTGGTAAGAAGTTCCGTCTGCTTCTCTTGAGAGAGGCGCTTGAACTCGTCAATCTGGTCATCAATACCCCCGTCCTCCACAGGCTTCGTCATCAACTCCACGAACTTATTAACCGAAACTGACTCCTTTTTCATATTATGGCGCTTCGGAATCATACGATTGTCCGCTGTCTCTGCGCCCCCAAAACTAATCACGAGGCCGCCGTGACTATTCGAGGCCTCGTCGTAATCCTCGCCGTCGTCCTCGTCCTCTTCCTCATCATCGTCGTCATCCTCTTCCTCATCCTCATCCTCATCATCTTCCTCTTCAACCCGCTGCTCAGCACGCTCCTTTCGGGGCATGAAACCCTTCTTCTTTGTGGGAGAAGGGGCCTCCTCCTCGAAGGCAGACTCATCCTCCGATTCAGACTCCACCACACGGCGCCTACTCATAGCCATTTTAGGAGACTTCTTCGGGGCATCCTTTGGTGTTCCCCGATTTTTGCCCCTCTTTGCCGCAGTGCGCGCACTCCTCCGTAGCTCACGACGCTGCTCAGGAGTCAAGATACTCCTGTCGCTCGGCGTCTCCTCCTCGCTGATAAACTCCTCCTCAGACTCGTCATCATCGTAGGCAATAAGGCCCCGAACGTTGCCGCGGCTATCAACACTATCATCGTCATCATGCGCCCCACCACCGCGCTTCTTTGACATCGGCTTCTTGCGATCCGGGGCCTTGTTCCCCGAATCGGCAGAATCCTTCTTGGTATGCTTTAAACTGTTCATCTTAGGCATTCTACGAAGTTATGCGGTTTTGTAAAAGCTATACTACCGTATAAACGCATGCGACGAGTCAATTTTTACTTACGGGACTTGCGCCGCGTACCCGTGACCCCCTTTGCGATATCCTTCACACCCTTACCAATACGCTTTACGCCCTTGCCAACACCCTTACCCACAGTCTTAATAGCACTGTTCGAGTGGCGCGCAAATGAGCTACCAACTCCCTCTACGCCCTTGATACTCTCCTTCACAATCTTCCCAGCTGTGCTACCTAGCTTATGCGCAGATTCACCGGAAGCAATAAAAAGATGCTTGAACGGGCTCCATATAGTTGCGAATAATCCTTCGCCGCCAGATGAACGCGAGTTTTTGCGTGTTCTCCTAACCATTTCTATTAAGCGCATAGATTATCTTTTACATCCATGAGAATAAATCGGACCTTCGATGATACACTCACATATTCGGCATTTTTTAAGAGAAGAATATCAATGTGTGGCCTGCAAAGAGAAGCAAGCGAACCCCGTGCGGCAAGAAAGAACGGGGATGATTTCTTTTTAAATACGCGCGACATACGTGCGAGGCAGTCTGCATATTCTTCTAGCAGGGTTTTTTTATCCGCAATAATAGCATTTTTCGTCATAATATCAAATATGCGCCGGAATGTTTGTTCCAAATGTGGTAATTGAATAATTTCAAAGGAGGTCAACTCCGCAATAAATTGACTATATCCTTGCCGGTACCTTTTCTCAATATTTTTCTCCACGAATGTTTCATACTTTTCACCCACCTCTTTCTCTTCTACCTCATCAAATATACTAAGGTAGTTCTCCTGAAGTTTATGCATTTCTTCCAGAATAACGGCATAGCGCACAGAAATTTCAGAAAGTAGCTTCGCATATAAACTACAATATAATTCTTCTGACGCAGCCTTTTTGAATACCATCAGCATAAACTGACGAATCATTTCAGCCAAGTCTGGCTCCCCTGAGCCAAGAATCTGATAGAGGAACTCACGAATATCATTGTATGTAGAGCCACTAAACTTATTCAGCTTCGAAAGAATAATATTATTCAGAATCTTGTCATTTACAGGTTGACTCGAGTTTTTAAACTGCGATTGATATTTTCCCGAGGCATATGGTGAAGCGGCTTTTTGTACAGGGCTAGAAGGAGCTATTGGTGATTCCGCGCTGCCCGCGCTACCCCCGCTACCAAATGATTTTACGGAAGAGATTCTTGGAAATACGGGTGATGACGGAGGTAAATTTGGTGTACTACTATTTCGGAAGATCGATTTACTAGGCAATAATAATTGCGCAACACCTGTCGGGGTCCCTCGCCTCCAATCTAGATTTGTACCACTCAACTCAGATAAATCTTTCAATCCAGCAATAGTTGCGCAGGTCTGTGGAGAGGGGCGACCAGAAGTTTTTTGATAAGAAAGAATTGCCTGAATCTGTTGAACAGCGGCTGACATATCTATTCTTGTTTTGTATTGGGACCTTAAGTTCTTTACGGTGTAATTTTACCCGCAGTATGCGCTTGAATATTACGGACAACTTTGTATTCCTATAGGAGAAATGAGAAGTGTTAAGAATTCAATCGCAGCGGGACACAAAATGGTCTATGATGCGAACCTACAAGATATGAGCAATTTGATTGGCTGTCGTATGGCTGGAGCTTCTTCCAATCTTCGCACTACGCTGGCTATGGCAACTGTTACAAGCCCACAAATCTTAGTAGGGCGTCAACAGACAATTCTCTATTTACGCTCACGCATGGATGAGATTAAAAGGGGGTGGGAAAAACGGTTTGAGCGTATTGCTGATATCGAGAATGAATTGACGGAATTTTTTAAACATGAAGGAAAAGACAAGGATTCCTTGGAAGAAGATGCGATTGCGCAACTTTCTTTCAAGAGTGACCTTCTAAAACCCCTTAACCATATTCCCTGGCTACTACTTTGTATGTCACTATTCAAGGTCTGGGTGGTTCCAGCCATGAGTATTTGTATGCCTATTCTTGTATGGATCATGCCGTATATCCTTCTGAGATACGTATACGGACTTCCCATATCGCAGGATCAGTATTACCATATTATTCAACAAATCATGTCGGGCAATATAAATATACCGACATTTGAAGATATTCCGGCGCCGAATATGGGACAGCCTACAGAGCCATGGAGTATGAAAACAATATTCCAGTATGGTATGTTTTCCTTTACATTTGCGCAGAGTATGATACAGCCCGTTCAGAATGCTATGCATTTGTATAAAACAGATATGATATGCCATAAGATAGGTTCACAGATTTTAGAACTTCGAACCCTCATACGCCATTTCCGAGCGGATATCGGCCCCCTCAATGGTATACATGTAAAACTCAGTTACTCCCTTGACCATATTGATGAGATGGACCCGCGCAGGGCCTTTATTTCTATAAAGGAGTATCCTGCGAACATCCATATGATATTCCGTGATCTGGCTCATTTGGAATGTATGTGGCGTATTGCTTGTATACCGAGTCTAAACCCTGTCATTTTTTCAAAGGGCGCAATAAAGTTAAAGGATTGTATTGACTTATCTTTAAAGGGCGTGGAAGCGGTTAAGTCTACCCTAGATTTACATGAAAAGCCGCATGCTATTCTTACAGGACCCAACGGCGGAGGAAAGTCGTCGTTTTTACGCTCTGTTCTACAATCTGTACTCATCGGACATGCCTATGGGGTTGCGCCAGCAGGAGAGGCTAGTATGCCTCGATTCACATGGGTTGCATCGGGAATACAGCTACGCGATACTCCTGGGGAACTATCAATGTTTGAAACGGAAGTGAAGTTCGCATCCGAATGTATTCGTGCTGCGAGGGCCGGTGGCCCCGGCATTGTTCTTTTCGACGAGTTATTTCACAGCACTAACCCCCCCGACAGTGCTCGCACGGCCACGCAGTTTTTGAGACGTCTATGGAATCAGAGCGAGACCTTTTCCGTTATAAGCACACACCTATTTCCGCTATTAGATTCAGCGCCATCCAATGTACAACCCATATGTTGTCCAGCTACAAAGGGGGATGATGGTAATATTCGTTTTGAATATGGTGTACAAGATGGTGTTTGTACAGTAAGTAGTGTACACACTGTCTGGGAAAGATTCGGACTCGTAGCCGCCGCTCGCGCTCCGGGAGCCACAAGCAAAGTCTCTACGGAAAAGAGAACAAACGATGCTCAGTGAGTCGCTTATCGTTGGCCTGGTAGTATTACTTTTTTGTGGCGCTGTGTTATTTTATGTGTATATACGGCTGATGTTCCTGGAAAAGAAAGTTACTGTGATGGAGTCTATTTTGGTAGATGTGCGGGTGGCGCTTGACTCGATAATGATGGAACACTCCGCACAGCACGCTGTTCCTATAAGTCATACCCCTGGGGTGCAACTCTCTGCCCCGGCCCCCCTGGATCCTTCCGAGGCAGAGAGCATTCCGGAGGAGAACTTCTATTCTTCCGTACTCGAGCAGGCACACGATAAGCAGGAGGGCGGTGAGCAGCAGGGGGGTGAGGGGCTAACGGCGGAAGCCGCTTTGAAGAGTTTTGATGAGGCGGAGTCTGCCGCGCCCCTCCCCTCTCCCTACACCCCCGCCCCGGTGGGCCCCAATCTCGACTCTATGACACGCCAGGAGTTGGTTACTCTTGCCGAGAAGAATGGTCTCCGTGTGAAGCGGAACATGAATCGGGCGGAGGTGCTCAGCCTTCTGCGTCGTTCTAACCCTGTGCAGAATGACCTGACATCAACAGGAACAGAGAATGTCTCTGGATCCGCAGGAACTCCTGGCCAAACTGCTTCTTCTTTGGACGGCAACACAACTGTGGATCTCGGAAACGGCGTGGCCTCTCTTGATTAGTTCGTATAAACAGTTGGGAAACCTTACACTACAACAGAGTTCATGGACGCGAGACTATTTCGCCTCCCTACTAGCCCCAACTTCTACGCAGCCGTTGGAAGTTCCCCCCCCTTCGACAAGTCTGAGCAACAAAAAAACAGCCAGCTTCCCACCCAAGATAGCCGATTCCCTGGTTGGGCGGCGCCCATGTCGGATGGTCGTCTGGTAACAAACTATCAGAATCACTGCTCGCAAAACGTCCCTACCGGCCAACAGTTTGCTACAAAAAACTGGATGACACACAATGCGAATGATATTATTTCACTAACGCGCAAACGCTATTCCGAGCACACGGGTGCCATTTACGGGGTCGACACTACAGTAGTGCCGCCCCCTATAGGATACGTGGACTGTACTCGCTCAGAGTGTAATCGTACGGCAACAAATAAGCCCGGCGGGTTCGGAGTAGAGCGGTTGCCGCAGGATGTACCCGAGCTATTTGGAACATGGGATTCTCGTGTGACCGGTGTAACACCGAGGCCCAATATCGGCATAACAACGAAATATGAGGGTGGACGGAACACGCCCCGAGGAAATGTCGAGCCAGAGCTGAAGTAACTTAAGCAGCAACTCTTAGAAAGAATAGTAAATGTCAGAGTCTCAGAAGATTCTAGCATTTGATATTGGTATTCGGAATCTTGCGTGGTGCCTGCTCGATATTCCGCAGCCCACCTTACAGGTCATACCTGGGATTCTGGGATGGCAGAACTATGACCTGCTCACAGGGCAGGGCCATGAGCAGGCCCCGAAGAAGCTGGCCTGCTGTAAATGCGCCGTACGCGCCGCTTTTACGAATCCGATAGATTCCGGGCCCACGTGTTTGCGGCACTGTCCTCCGACGCACCCCCCTCTAAAGGACCTGAGTGGCGTGGTCTTCAAGAAAATCCCCGATGTGAAGACAATACGGAAACTGGCCCCCACTGTTCGCGCAGGAACCAAGGCCGCTATGATAATATCTCTCCGACTCCTCCATTCCTTACCCTATGAAGTTCCGAAAGTCAAAAAGGCGTTGGAAACAGAGCTCGCGACGCTCCATGATGCTATACGCCGATTCGTAAAGGCGAACATAGAACAATTTCGCCAAGCCACCCACATTCTTTTGGAGAACCAGCCGGTGCTAAAAAATCCCACGATGAAAACTGTACAGATTCTTCTTTTTGCCACCTTGCGTGATATGTTACAACCTGCGCCACCCCCTTTAAAGTTAGTACACGCAGGTAAGAAAATCACGGGGATTGAGACTGGCGACGCGGGCTATAAATCTCGAAAGGATGCTTCGGAGACGAAGGTCCTAGGACTTCTAGAGAGTGGTAAGGTTGTCGACGCACCAAAGTGGTTGGGAGTCTATAAGGCTCATGCGAAGAAATCTGACCTTGCAGATGCGCTATGTATGTGTTGGGACCGTATCCCAGCCTCAGCCTAAAAGCTGTAAACTCTGTTAAACAGAGTTGCGTTATGAGCCTGTTCAGAATCAATGTAGTATTTCATAAGTTTCTGGTACCAGAATGTTATGAGACACTCTCGGAAAAAGATAAGGAGGACCACATCCGTTTCATCGCTGTAAACGGAAAAATCGAGAAGTGTGTTCCACCAGAGTTATCGCCACTTGTTATATACGAGTCGGCGCTTTCATGGTACAACCCCTTCATGCAGCACAATCGCTTCTGTGAATCGAGTGCCTTTTTCCACGCCTGGCGGAATCCTCAGATGTTCTTGGACCAAGCCTATATTGGATTCGTTCACTACGACATGGTCGTAAAGAAAGAGGCCCTCGAGTTTTTACAGGCAAACATTACGGCTGCGGAGGCTGCTAAAAAGAAAGTGGTGTTCGCACCTTACTGTCATGAGGCACGTGACCACTTATATCAAGTTATTAGCCTAGGTGCGTGGGATAGGGTAGTTCAAATATATAATATACTACATGGTACTCGGCACAATATACATACTGTAATAGATGTCGAAATACCACTGTATCATACATTTGTAATACATAAGGAGCTGTTTCATCGGATGATGACATTCGCGGAAGTGGTTGTTCCACGCCTATTTGGATTCATACGATACGATACGCGCCACCTCCCTTTTATGCTCGAGCGCATGCATGGAATATTCTTGGCCCTTCAACGGATTGACGGTGAAACAGGGGAATGGCTCCCTCTACCCGGCATTATACACGAGGATAGGTTAAAGGATTCCTGGAGAGGCGCGTCGTAAAGCCATCTAAAAAGAACGAAAGAATCCGAAGAAGATGGAGCGCCCTATCACGCTACACGAGATGGAGACCGTGGCAGGTGGAATGGCGCCCGATTTCAGTATTACATCGGACGTTGGCAATGTTATTGAGATTTCTGACAGCAACGATGCGCTGGGGTTCGGAATGCTTGCCAATCCTGGGAGACAGCGTGGACAACAGGGTGGCTCCGGCTCTGGACCGTCCCAGCAAGCCAATAACACTTTTAGTTTTACGCCCTCTGCATCGCAGGGCCTTGCCGAGGTTGAAATTGGAGGCCTCGAGCCCATGGAGCCTATTACATTAAATCTGGGTAGCGCTGCCCCCGTAGAGATACAATTCTCAAAGGCAGAAGAGGAGCGCTCAAGCGGCAGCCTGTTCTCAAATGCGCAGAGTGCTACGGGGCCTGGCTTCAATCTCACGGCAGCTCCAACCAATCGCCTCAGTCCTGAGGAGGAGCGGAAGGAGAAGGCGGATCTCCTTAATAAGCTACAGCGGCTCGAGTCCAAGGGCCTCCAAGTGGCCAAGCGCTTCACGATGGACAATACTCTGGATGAGATAAAGCAGGAATATCTGCGCCTCGTCGATTCCCGTAACTTGGAGGCATCTCTTCGTTTCCAGCGCCAGGCGCTGATGTCCGTTGTGACGGGTCTAGAGTGGGCGAATGGCCGTTTCGACCCGTTTGATGTTAAGTTGGATGGCTGGTCGGAGGCGGTTCACGAGAATGTGGAGGATTTCGACGAGATTTTCGAGGAGCTCTATGACAAGTATAAGGAGCGTGGCAAGATGCCTCCTGAGGCGCGCCTAGTGATGGCTCTGGCCGGCTCCGGCTTCATGTGCCACGTGAGCAATACGTTCCTCAAGTCGCGCATGGCCTCCGTGTCAACGGATGATATTCTCAAGAATAATCCTGACCTCGCGCGGCAGTTTGCGACGGCGGCTGCGCAGCAGGCCGGTCCCGGATTCGGAAACTTTATGAATATGGCGATGGGTGGGGCTGCTGGTAACTCTGCACAGGCGGCCGCACCTGCGCCGCAAGGAGCGGGGGCCTTCTTTGGCTCTTCGGCGCAGGCAGCTTCTCAGGCAGCTCAGGAGGCGCAGGCCCGTGCTCGTGCCGAGGTGAACTTCCAGAATAATCTGGGCGGAATGCCGATGAACAATGCGTCGCCGCAAGTGGCGTCTATGGAGCCTCCTAGACAGACGGCCCGTCGCGAGATGCGTGGTCCCTCGGGAGTAGACGATATTCTCCGCTCATTTGAGGAGGCGCGTCGTAATGAGTCTATGGAGGGCACGGCCTTCCCGAATGTAGCTCCTAGCCCGCAGACGCAGCCTGCGATGGCAGCGGCTATTGAGATTCAGAGTATAGCTTCTGGCGATGATATTGGTAGCACGACGGAGTCGACTCGTGGTCGTGGTCGGCGTCGGCGTGCGGCTGTAGGGAATAGCATCACTCTGGATGTTTAACGCGATATGTATGGCCCGAAATGACACCATTTCGTCGCAATCCACTTTTTTCCCTTTATAATCGGAGACCCCTTGTGCTCGGATTCTTCTAATATTTCCTGTTTATCATCTGTGTTCCAGAAAAGTAGACCCTTGCCTATTTCTGGTTTCACGGAAAATCCGAGACGAGTAAACTCAGTTTCACCACCTTCGAACTCATCGTTCAAGTAAAGAATAAACGTTGCCCAACGCTCTCCAGATTCCCCTTCCGTTGTATGGTCACAATAGCTCGTGCCGTCGCTCACACATGCGTCGTAATGATCTAAGAACTTACCTCCCACATCATACATAACTACCTGCGTGGACTCCTGATTTTCTACAGGAAGTCCTGTTATCTGGGCCGCATGGCTCGCAAAGGCACCGACTACAGGGTCATCTGTATCTTCTAACCAGACTTGATGTGAAATACGATGCTCTCTATCGACGACGTAGACCTTTTCGTCGTAGTTAGTCACTTCACTGACATGTAAACCCTTTTTATTTGCCACTTGAATAAAATGATCACATTCTTCTTTCGTAAAGAGATCATATATTTCCAGAACTTCATAAGTGCCAAATGTATGTTTTACTATTCTATGACCGGATGAATCCGTTTCTTCCGTTATTATATGCGGAACTACATCGTTGTTAATAGTTTCTGATTCCTCTATTACAGGTCCGATGTGAAATCGGGGTTTAATATATCCTTTCGCCTTGTGGGTAAGCCCCTTTAAATCTTCTATCAGTCTCGGATGTGTGAATGAAATATTTCCAAAATCTTTCCATGATATGTTTGTATAAATATAACGCGCTAGTGCGAATATGATTAGAAGCAGTGTAATACTTGTTAGTATGTCTAAAAAAGATATACTAACAGGAATAACGATAACCATTACAGTGTCCATCCCTATGTATCTTAGTTTTTTAATCATGATATGACTGTACGAAGGGCTGACATATTTTCCTTGTACCATAATGTCATTTGTTGCGCTACTGTCAACTTTTTCTTTTCTGTTTCTTTTGATTCCGTACTACGGTTAACTTTATCCTGTAGCTTTTTATATATATCTTGCTCTTCCGGGGTTAAACCAGAAGTAGGTGTTACCGAAGGTGGCGGTGGCACAGGTATGGGCTCGCCGAAAAGATATAGGATGCTATGTTCATTGAAAAGATATCCTATGACGAGAACAAGTCCTATACTTAGCCAGACTGCTGTAAACACATTGCGTGTTGCGACGAAAATCACAACGAACAACATGGCACGTCGAATCCAGGGATTCTGGAAGAACTTATCTTGCTCGGCCGTAAGGCTTGGTGCTAGATGACGACCACCCAAGTTCAAAAGAATCATGCTCATTCCGATAAAATATGTATTTGTATTGATGCCAGTAATAATCGCCTCTATAGGATTTAATGGTCCTGTTATAGCTGCCACCGGTGGAGGCGGAAGACTCATCTCTATTCAAGGCAAGGCTTATTTCCATTTATCCATTGTAACTTCCATGTCCATGATGTAGAAGAAGAATGTGAACGCCAACATTATACCAACAGAATGATTCCATAGGGCTCCGAGTATGAGTAATACAAGGATTAGCAAGCGCCAAATAGGGATGGTATAGAGTTTTACAAATACACTTGGATACTCATTCTCTAATACACTACCCTCCAGCACATTCCATATAAGGGAACTCACCAGGACAATATTACGTAGAAAAATATCAATAGATTCTGGTGATTTTAGAATACTTTGAAGCACACGAGCCGGCTTCATTCTAAGGTGATGTGTCAAAATTAAGCGCCCCTGACGGGGGAAACGATAGTTTCTATTTAGAGCTATTCGTAGAGTTACTTGTATTGGAATTATCCTGGATGGCAGAAGTTCTTACCTTATCATCCTCAATACCGAGGGGATTCTCATGTAACACTTGCTCTGCCCACCAGCGCTTCTTCTGTGACACTAACTTTATATCAGTATCCCCCATATCCCCTTTTTCGCCCTGGAAACCCTCTTTAAAGTTCCGGGGAGATACAGAAATCAATAGAACGGTAAAAAGTGCCATTAGCAGCGCATATATCCATGAATATGTATCGGCAATGACGACGGTCAGAAAGAATAATATTACTCTACCGAGTAGAGTATTGGCTTGATAGGTGATATTGTCCGGAATCTGTCCAATGTAGGTGATACCCAGAACAAGCGCAATGCCGATATACACATTGAGTGGCTGCGCATACTTCTTAGCGATATCTAATATGTGCTCTCTCGCGCCACCACTCATAACAGGTGGTTGCTGCATCCTTCTGTTTAAAGATATGATTGTTTGCGGTGGAAGATTTCTCCGTTTTACAACAGAGTGAGGGGCATGGACCTCTGTTCTTTGGAAGAAGCATTTCCAAATATTCATGAAGGAAGTATAACGAAAAAGTCGGAATACCCCTTTGTAGGAGGTAAAGATGGATATTCGAGTAAAGAAGAGCGTCGCGCAGCTAGAAAGAGGGCGAAGAAATGTAAGGGGCCCGCCTTGACATACTCTGACTCCGTCGCTGGGGACCTTCCTAAGACTGACCCGGACCGCCCTGCTGTCGAGCATATGCCGCCTGTGGAGACGGCTCAGGCGGAGAAGGAGGGATTTGGAATAACTGCCTTGCCGAAAGCGAGTTGTCTTTTTTCGGACCCTGGTACCCCCGCCTATTTTGGAAGGGGGGCTGAAGACGATGATGAAACCAAGGAGGGCTTTTCCAGTTTTAGCGCATCTCCCGCAGATGATGCGAACTATCGCCTGTACCCGGATTTTACGAAAAGCGAACAACTGAAGGGCGCAGCAAAAGCGGCTGGTGCAACTCTCCCGGAGCCCCCTTTGACAGATTCTTGGAAACCCATGACACCGGCTGGAAACTATACGGCATTCTTCCAAGAGATTCCGCGAAAGGTAGAAGAGGCAAAACGTGTTGAGCCTGACCCTGAATGGTCAATGAAGGCTAAAGGTTCTGCTACTAAAGGCCCGATAGCCTATAATGAAGTTGCTCCAGAAAACTATAACGATGCGCTTTTGAAACGTATCGATGTGCTTATGGGTAGATTGGAAGAGTTGGAAAAGAAGAATGTGAAAGATTCGCAAACAGAGATTCTAATGTTTGTGGGTACTGGATTATTTATACTTGTGTCTTTCGAGTTGTTTTCGAAACACTAACGTCTTGTGAAGGATGTTTCATATAAAAGTTAGGCGTAGTACGGCTAACTTTTATAATTTACCCAATTGCGCACATATTAATGCAGATGTTTTCTGTTTTTTCTGCTTTTAACACGGTATTTATGATTATTTCTGCTCGTACGTTTTCCACCACCCGCCGCCGCGGCCGCCGCCTGCTCCTGCGCCGCCGCCGCCCGAATTTCAGTTTGCGCTTCGTCTTCTTGTTCTCTATTTATAAGAGTTACATAAGCCGCACTACGTTCTATTACTTTCTTCAGATGTCTTACATCTTCTTCCGGTTTTCCATCCTTTACTGCCTCTGCTAGGGTAGCCTTAAGAATGCCTAAATCATCTCTTACTTCATTTTCTAATAACTGCTTCAGTGCTTTCAGGTCAGTATCAAATGCTTCTACAGATGCTGGGCTTGTATTTTTCAAAGGAAGAGTTTTTCCTACATGTTCATTAAACTTATTTTGAATTTCACTGAAAGCATCTGTTTGGCTAACAGCACTCGATGTTATTCCCCAGTATTGGCCATTCTTTAATGCGATAGTATAATATATATTACCATTTTGACGTAAGTTATTAATAGATATTTGGCCTTCAACTAAACCAGGAAAGCTACTTATTGCAACAATCTCTGAATCTAGGGCTTGAGGCAGTGGCATGTTAACGATGGGACTATAAGGGAGTACTTGCTGTTGTACTGTCCCATCTGGTCGCGTTATAATACACGTGCCCGTTCCCATGCCCGTCGTGCCCGTTCCCATGCCCGTGCCCATGCCCGTGCCCATGCCCGTCGTGCCCGGGCCCATGCCCGTGCCCGGGCCCATGCCCGTGCCCTGGTTCATGCCCGTGCCCATGCCCGTGCCCATGCCCGTCGTGCCCATGCTACTATTTGTGCCTGTGCTGTTGGCTGTAACTAATGGATTAATAGAGGTCCGCGGTCCCTTAAGTGCTTCAATTAACGCGACAGGAACGGCCTTCTCAAATGTATTACTAACACCTGTTATAACTTTATTTATTGCCTGAGTTTTGAGACCAGCTACAAATTTCGGAATACTAAAACTCGCATTCGATACATTAAAGACTAAAATCGACACAGGTGTCGTAGGCAGTATAGATAATCCACCACCCGCAATAGCACGAGAAGCACCCGGAAAAACCACGGGATTTTTCCCTTTATAGTCTGTAGCACCAAGAACTTTGTCTAAAGTAAGATTAGCGGCCCTCGCAATTTTTGCAACAATTGGTAATAAATTAGCCAATTTCGCATTTACTTTAATGGCCGTCTGATTACCAGTAGTGACCATAGGTGTACAGGCACTAAACCCGTATGTGACCGACTTATTTTGTGAATTCGTACCTATTATTTTTTGTGTATCCGTATCTACTTTTGTTATCTTGATGTTTGTAGCACCCAAACCCGCCATATTTTTACATGTGACAGTAGCGCCTACTTTAAATGCGCCTACATTTCCTGCTACTTTACATGTGGCCGTATCAAATGTTTTGTTAGTTGCCTTATCGCGTACTAAGAATTTTCCAGTTGCTTTATCAATTGATTGACTAGCCACATTAACAACGGTGCCCTTAGACAATACTCCTGCGCCACATAAAAGGTTTGTACCCGCCTCAAATTTCGGAAGAACTTTACATGATTTTACTGGATACGAGGAAGCGAGACCATTAGCGCCCGTACCATTCGCTGTTTGAACCCCCTTTACTGTAGTTTCTCTATCAAACGTCATGACGAAATATTTCTTTGAGATAGTACCCGTCGAACAATTTAAAATTTGCCCCTTATTAAAGGCCGCTGGTGCCGCCTTGGCTGTTGTTGTGGTCTTTTTTCCTGGAATAAGTGATGAAAATGACAGACCGCCGCGCATATTTCTTGTTACACGCCGGAATCCTTTTGTTCTATTATCCCTTGCCCGCCGAGTCCGAGCCATTCTAATATATACCGTCAAATATAAAAGTTAAAGACCCCTGGTGCTTAACTTTAATGTTTCGCGGTAGATATATTTAAACCGTAAAGGAGTTTGATGGAATATAAAAGGCATAACGCGGGTAGTTATAAACCATCCCTTGATATTTCCCTTTTAGTTGGGTTATTGCTTCGTGTGCGGTGATTTTACCCGCATCTACTGATAAAATACCCGCCCTAGTCTTATTTTTTCCATCTGGTGGGCCATTATTATACGCAATGACCTTGTATGCATATTGAGCATTTTTACAATCAGTTGCCGATATATAACGAATACCGAAAGGTATAGATGTATCATTCGCAATTTCTTCGAGTGGCGCCGGGTTACCAGAAATTCTTACAAAAGGATCGCGTCCCCATAACTCAGGATCGACGTTGTTCCCATTTGAAGTACCCTTCTTTTCCACCTTTATCCTAAATTCAGTATCTCCTGCGAGATCCATATTGTTTTCTATTGTGTCTAAACGAGCGTCATGTGTCATATAATATTCCATAACATCGGCAATAAACTTTTGGGTTTGTTGACAATCCGAATGTAATACCAGACGATTATCATTGAAACATTTCGACCGCACAATGGTTGCCATATTGCCTGATAGAATTTTATGCCAACCTTCCTTAGAGCCATTTTTGCCCCATTTTTCATCGTAAATTGCCTCTAGTATATCGGGTCGCAGTTTCATATCATTTAGGAAATCAGCTTCGTCTTCTGTGAAATATAAATTATTCCAATCATCTATAACTTGTTGTGTAAGTGGGTGCCGGAGTAAATAGTTGCGTGTTCCCATGGGTATAGAAACGAGTGTTACACCGGATACATATGCGTCTTTACGCGATGTAAATTTACGATCCGCACTCGTTGCGATAAGGTGTGTAACGTCAGTAGTATTATTTATTCCCTGAAATGAAAATACACTAACCTTTGTTTCGGGTATATCCAATTTATCTAAAGAAGTAACCGCATTTGTGAAAAATCTATATGTTTTATAGGGGTATACATTACCCTGTAATAATTTATCTGCGCTTTTAAGATTTGGCATGAAAGATATGTAGCCAGATAAACCATTTTTGGATGCGGCCATAGCACTCATATCAGCTCTAGGATACAATGAATCTGGTAGGCCTGGCTCATCAGATGCCGCAGCTGAAAATATTACGCCTTGAAATGTTTTATTATCTAGAGTATTTTGCACAGTGCGTGGAAAAATCACATAGCTTACTTCCATTTTGGTTAGTAAGTGTTTTTGTGGTATATCGTCGTTTTGAAATGACACTTTACAATCAGTATATACAGAGCCGTTCGTATATTCTGTTAATACCAATATCTCACTCGACATACTTTTAGATTTTAGGTCAAGGACGTTATGAAATAGGTCAATATTAGGCTGCATATTTGCTTTGTTGTATGCCGTATAATAATCATAAAAGGGGGGTGCGAATAAAAATATCGATTTTACTTTCATGCGTAAATCTTGTTTAATCTGACCCTCTATAAACGCACGGCATTTTTGAAATAAAAGCATGTTTCCTTTAATCGGAGGGAGTACAAATACATATTGTACATCATTTGGAACAATGTAACAAAGGCGATCGAACCCTGGTTGACCCAAGGTTGCAACTTTAGGATCTGGAAAATTGTCCCCGCACTTTATAGTATTAAGGTTTATTATTACTGACGTACTGCTCACAAGCCCGCCCCCCGCAGGCTTTCGTTTCCAATATTCTATTTGTTTACTATAGTAAGTAAGAAGATTCGCATCAGAATTTTCTACGACGGCGGCTTCCGCGCCTCCAATATCTTTTTTTTCTATAAATAGTTTGAGTATTGCGGGAGTAACAGTAGGAAGCTTTTTAAGAGAAAATGGATTGCGATTACCGCCGCTTTGACGCTTTTTATTTTTGCTGCGGCTCTTGCTGCGGCTCCTACTGCGGCTCTTGCTGCGGCTCTTGCTGCGGCTCTTGCTGCGGCTCTTGCTGCGGCTCTTGCTGCGGCTCTTGCTGCGGCTCTTGCTGCGGCTCTTGCTGCGGCTCTTGCTGCGGCTCCTACTGCGGCTACTTTTCTTATTTTTTTTTATAATATTACCGCCCCCCATTACGGGGACAATAGGTGTATCTGTACCCCCGCTAAGAAGTGACTCTGTTGAGTTATATCCGGGTGGTGGCGAGTTCATGCGCTATCTAGTTTCTATGTCTAAAAAAGGCTTAAGAACTTTACTCGAACCACCTCAGATGAGTATGGATAGCCTTGGCGAACTTCCCGTTGTTCGTATCGAACCTGATCCACAGACACGTAAGCGAAAAATACATTGTAAACAAGAGCTTATTGTAAATAGCCTACAGCGTTTTTATTCCGGGTGCGACGACAAGGTAGAAGTTATGAAACTATTAGAGGGTACTTCTGATATTTCCCTTCGCTTAATTGACTGGTTTGTCACGAACTATTCTAAGCAGCAAAATATATCATATATCTTGAATGGGCAAGAGTTTCTTGTATACACCAACTACAAGTCACAGCTAAAAGCATATAGTAAAAAGTTGTTCGACCCCTTTTGTAGACGTGAAAGGATAATGTTTCAGATTCAGGGTTATCCTATGTTTCAAACAACGGTTGGTAAACTCAACTTTTTCCGCTGGGCGATTGAAAAGGGTGTGCTTACATACATTAAACTCAATTTCTCTAAAATAGAATCGGCTATGAATGCGAATGCGCGTGAGATACAGAAGGTGCGTAAAACAGTTTCTGAATCGACGAATACGACGAATGCTAGCTCGGTTGCTAGGAGTATTACGCGAAAAAGAATACATACATCTGTAATCGCAAACTCCACTTTGATGCAAAAGCATGAATATGATGTAGAGATTCGTTTTGATTGATGGCATATGCCGTTAAACCGTTTTCGAGCCGGTAGCGGAGCCAGATTTACGATAGTTTGTGGTAATGTCATCAACCTTGGGCCGCATTACATCATACGCCTGTAAGCTAGCACGCAAACTATCTTCATCTGCCCCTTCAGGCAGCCAGCGATTCATATATCCGCGTGATACAAGTCGCTCAGATTCTGCCCTACCACGGTCTGCCTCCTTTTCCTCGTATACAGCATTTCTCACTTCGCGAATCATATTGCGCGGGTCGCGAGTCGGGTCATACCGGTCGAAATATGGATTCATAGCCAGGGATGAGGCGGTAGGCACGTATGGCTGCGATTGCCTGTAATCACGTTTATCTGTACGACTACTTTGTGGTGCCATATCATAATAGGCAGGCTTCATATCGATGCCAAAGGCATCTGTATCTGAACTTCCTTGTACTACGGGTACACTTGACTGCCATGCCTCGAACTGCCTCGCATTTATCGTGTCATAGGTGCCTGTTTCACGCCGGACACGTAACTGCATCTTTGGAGGAGGGATACGAACCTCTCCTGCGTATTTATAGGGGTTGAACATTCTGTCTAAAGAAGAATGAGAACATACCTTTAAAGGGACGCAGGGCGGTAACCATGTTTATAGTGCCTGTAATAACAATCAAACGCCCAAATACAGACCTCACACAATTCTGGATATTTATGGAGCGAAATGGCTCACACCTCATTCATTTGGATGCGACCCCTGAGACGGCATTTACAGCGGCGAAAGAATTTCTGACTCTAAATGAAATGTTCATAAAGGGAGAGCCCATTATTGTCGGTGAACTTGTATTTGTAACGATTGATTCAACGCTCACCGATATTCAGTCATTTTATACTTGGAGGGAGGTTCCCGTTGGTACTATACCCGCGAAGGAGGTATGGCGCTCTTTCCTTTGGTTTTCTACAAATGATAACATAGATCCACTGGGTGTAAATCACTTTCTGAAAACAATATCTGTCGCGGGGCCGGTGCACACAGTATTCTCTATAATGAATTCATACCTTAAGACATGTGAATAGTATATATTAGAATGGCCACGAATCGTAATAGAACATTTCGTAAGTCTACACACGATGTGAGTGCCAATTCAATCGATTTCGGTGCGAACGAGCCTCTACAGAGAATGATAGAGCAGGAAGCTGGGAGTGTATATAAGAAACCATGGCATCGTCTAGAGCGCGGTCTACGTCTAAATCGCATTCGCCTCTTCGCACAAGATATGGCACTTAAGCGAAGCCTGAAAGATTCGGAACAAGAATCTCTATTGACTCTACTTACGAAATCCCTTGATAAAAAACTCTTGAACTCTAAGACTGCGGTGGAATATGACCCAGAATCGGAAAGTATAAAAGAAATCAAACCACTTGTGATGCATCAGGCGGCGAACGGGGATGTTCTTTTTCAGTTACTGGAGAAGAGAAATGCCGTTACATTCCGGAAACGAACGGCACCAGCAGCTAGCGAAACAGCCGCAGCGGCAGCAGCCACAGCAGCAGAGGCGGAGACCTAAGAATGACACGAATATATCAAGTAGTAAGGTGGTTGACCTGAGCGGCGCCAGTAAGTTTGACACCATGCCTCGTGTGACAATTGCTACATATAAATCGATGTTTCCTCATGTTGCAGAGCTTGTTCGCTGGAACGACATAGGGACCCCAGCGACATCGTATTCGGCTACATTCTCGTCATGGAGGGAGATATCAGAAGAAAACATTGATTCGGTCATCCATGCCACTGATATCTTATTTACACAGGAGGAAGAAGAGGGTATCGAGGCCGCCCGCCAGATTGGTCACGGTATCTTTCAAAAGTTTCTCACAAGAGCGCGCCCTGTAGGGTGGGCGTCGCAGGCACCCGAGCTACGGCTTGCGGAAGTTGAGCGTATTCTTTCGCTACCGCAGGTTCCACAGAGGACGCCGGAATGGTATGCGCAGGGTCGCTCTGTTCTAACTGCGTCCGAGTTCGGAACTCTATTTGGCTCGCCAAGGGCCATTCGGCAACTGGCATTTCAGAAGGTGCCTACCTTAGAGCCCCATCAAACAAACAGGCCTGCTTGTATGACGTGTGAGATGAGTCCATTTGACTGGGGCGTCCGTTTCGAGCCAGTGGTTAAACTGATTCTGAAAGAAAAGTGGGGCGCAACGATTATGGAATCGGGGCGTCTTCTACATCCCACTGACCCCCTATTGGCCGCTAGCCCCGATGGCCTTATTGCGGAAGCCACGGAGCCCGAGAGAATCGGACGCCTTGTAGAAATCAAGTGTCCGATTACAAGGGAAATAACGGGCACAATACCTTTTGAGTATTGGTGTCAAATGCAGCTTCAAATGGAGGTCACTGGCATTGAAGAGTGTGAATATGTGGAAGTGAAACTCGATTCCCCTACACAGAAAAAGCCGGATATTTCCGGTTCAACACCTGATGGCTTCGTATGGCTTTTCCAGAACCCGAATACTGCGCGCATGTCGTATGCTTATACGAAGGAAGAACGCTGTAAGATGGAGAGTGAGCACTGGGACCTTGTAGAAACGATTCCGTGGCGTCTTGCGAACATGTTTTCGAAAACAGTTGCGCGTGATGCGACTTGGTTTAAGGGCACGGCCCCGTTGAGGGAGGAGTTTTGGAATATTGTCGCACAAGCACGGCAGGGTGTGATTCAGCCCTTTGAAGTAAAGTCGAGAGCCAAAGTGATTGTCACAAAGGAGCCCGAATGTAGGATTGTAGATGAATCGTGATTGCGGTAATGCTCGTGAAATAAGAGACTTTTTTAAAGAAGCTTGTTATTTCTCCACAAATGGTTGTGCACAGCCTACATTGGTAATAGGGTCTGTTTTGTAAAATGCGAATGTCAGATCCTGGATAGGCCCCGAGCAAGAGTCGGGGTCGCCGCGTTTATAGTTATTTGTCATCTGTCGGAAGTTCCTCGTTTTTTCCAGGCGCCCCTGAAAATCGGCTTCATGGCAATCTTTAGCGCTCATATACATGGGCTCGGAGGCAAGCGGAAGCCAATCTTTTAGAAGAGCGTAAGGACGACGCAGTTGTGTGAGGTCAGGATCACCCGGCGTCATTCCGTTGAGATTGATTTCTGGAGGGTTTTCAACTACTCCTACTGCGCCCGACTGAAATGCCTCCATAACATCTAGACGCGGGCGAAAAATAGGGTTTCCACCATAAAAATATTTGGATTGTATGAAGAATATCACTAATAAAAGAATGAATAACCAGCTCAGTATAAATACACCCACACTACCCAAGGAACTTTTCATTCCGTCTCCTTTAGAGCTATATATTTAACTGGGACAGGCTGTTATCCGTCCAAGTCAGGTATAGCATATTGCATTGTCCATTGCTGCGCCTTTTCTTCATACGCGGCCTTATTCTGCTTATAGAGATTCGCAATCTCAGGGACAAACGGGTCATCTGGATTAGGATCCGTTAGAAGGCTTGATATACTGAGTAAGACCTTGGAAATCGTGAGCGCAGGTGACCACTGTCCCTTTAAAATATCGAGACATATGAGTCCCCCAGAATTGATATTGGGATGATATATCTTTGTTACGAAATGGACATGTGGTGCGCGAAATGGATAATCCACCGGGAATTGTATAACCAGCTTGAATACACCGCCTGTATAGGGGCTATCTTCCGGTCCGAAAATACAACCTTCCCAGCGATATATATCATCGCCTGTTGGCCCGGCACTACATGATGTGGGCGGATCTCTTCGAAGATCTGCTAGTTCTTTTAAGATGCGCTTTTGGGCCATATCTTCTCTATATGGATTTGGAAAAAAACCTTAGATACCCAATAGAAACAAATGGACTCTGTTAGCCTCGTTGCAGAATTTCTAGGAACTTTCCTCCTTGTGCTGTCGGTGCTTGCTTCCGGCGGAAATGCATACGTGATTGGCGCGACGCTCGCGGTTGTTGTTCTTCTAACGGGCAAGCTGTCTGGTGCGCATGTGAACCCCGCTATTTCCGTCACCATGTATGTGAAGGGCGCGCTGAGTCTGAAGGAGCTGCTGGCTTATTCTGTAAGCCAGGTTCTGGGTGGTGTAGCGTCTCTTTATGCATACCGCGTGTTTGCTTGAGCATGGCTCAAGAAACAGTGCGTTTAGCCACCGGCTGAACCGCGTGTTTGCTTGAGCATGGCTCAAGAAACAGTGCGTTTAGCCACCGGCTGAACCGCGTGCGCCTTAAAGCTGCGTTTCTACTACCTATAGAGCCCCTATGACGACGCTAATCAGACCATCACATATTGCGACTCTTGCGACAAGAGCAGCAATAGATGATTTACGGATTCTTCTAAAAAGTCTCGAGTTCTGGAATGCCCCACCTACCGTATATATTTTTTGTGACGCGGCGGTCAAGGCCGTATTAGAGTCATTCAACTATAAAGGCGAACTCGTGACGAAAGAATGTCTCAATGAGTATACGGCGCTCAATAGGGCGAGTATGGAGCGCATGCGAGGAAAAAAATACAAGAATCTATTTTTCGATTTTGTCTGTGAGAAGTTGACACTTATTGACTGGGTATTTGAAATGGCCCCAGATGCGCCAGGTGTGCTGTTCTGTGACGCGGATATCTGTTTTTTGTCACCCATATTTACGATTCCAGCAGATACAGAGCTCGCAGTGAGCCCGCATATGATTCGTCACACAGATGAGGCGCGTTTCGGCGTCTATAACGCAGGGATGATTTGGATAAAAGAGCCCAGAATAGTTTCTATATGGAGAGAGGAATGCGATACGTCTGAATTCTATGAGCAACTTCCTATTGAGTTTATGGTGAAGCGAGTAAAGAGCGTGTATCAAATACCCATTACGGAAAACTATGGCTGGTGGCGACTATGGCAGGGCCGTCAGCCAGCCGCAGAGCTACAGAAACAGTGGGGGATAAACCGCTCTTATCCTGGTAGCGGAATCACGGTGGGCGGCATAGCCCTCGGCTCAGTACATACGCATTTTGGGGAAACGCGCGACGCAGCCACAGTAGAATATAACAAATGGGTGATTGATTGGCTGAAACGTATAGCAAAGGCACATGAGCCTACACGGCGTTTTATAGCGCATCTTGGATTCAGATAAAATTGACTATCGCGGCAGCCTAACAACTCGCACACATGCAGTCTTTATTTCCTGGTCTTAGCCGTAAGAATGAGCAAACAGATATTATGAAATACATGCAAGAAGATGTTGAGCGCCAGGCCCCAGATCTTCTTTCTTGTAAGGCCTGCGCCATGCCACGCGAAGACTGGATATTCGATGACCACAGTATTTGCGCATCATGCGGGGAGATTATGGAGCGGCCCATAGATTCAGGCGCAGAGTACCGTTTCTTCGGCCTGGAAGAGCGGGGTGGTGGAGACCCGTGTCGTGTAGGGGCGCCAATGGATACACGATTCCCTACATCAGGCCTTGGAACAATGATTCTATCAAGCGCGAAAGGGGGGAATTCATCTACCCGGATTGCGATGGCCAGGGTACGTAGGTATCACACTTGGAACCTTCTACCCTACAAAGAGCGGTCACTCCTACAGGTATTCGAGCAAGTGGCTCTCGCAGCCACGAATCACGGCTTCGATACACGCACTATGGATATTGCAAAAGAGATGTACGTGAAGCTTGTCGAGCACTGCGATAGGCGCGGTATGTCCCGTACTTCTGTAGTGGCATCATCTATTTACTCCGCACTCAAGCAAGTGGGACAACCACGGAAACCGAAAGAGATTTCCGATATGTTTCATTTGAGTACGGCGCAGTTTACGAAATCCTTGAAATATTTCCAAGAGATTCTCTGTATGGCGCATCAACGAGGACTCCTACAGGGTAGTAACACAGATCCCGCTGCTATGCCATCTACACGCGCTTCCGACTATATCTCGAATCCACTGAGTAAACTCCCTATTCGCCGTGACGCATTTCATATGATTCGTGAGCTAGCCATCAAACTCGCGAATGAGGTGGAGGAGAAGGAAATCTGCTCAGAGAATATGCCTCCATCATTGGCCGCAGGCGTGATTGCCTTCGTACTTCGTCAAAAGCTCAAAGAGGAATATCCCGATATGATTTCATGTGAAAGAATCGCATCGGTATGCGGAGTGAGCGAGGGAACCCTACAAAAATGTATGAAGAAGTTGGAAGCAGCATTGGATGCGGGTCATATTATCACATTAAAATAAACATACACATTAGGTATGGGCTCCAGTTGGTCCTCGGTATTTTCTGCGACATCACCTTTACAGACAAAACACATTCTGGATACACTCCTACAGAGGTTGATTACGCAAGTTGATATGCGTGATATGTATTCTCTTGCCGAGCCATCTATGTGTAGGGAATATATTGTAGTTGCTACAAGCTCTCTACAGAAACTATTTGCTTCTATTCGGATTAGCAAAGATAAAGATGGCGTTCTTTTATTTCAGAAAATTCGAGGTATCCAAGACAAAAATCCGGATGCGCCTGAGCAGCAAATGCGCTGTAGAGAACTCGCATTTTTTTTCGTTCGCGTCTTCCAAATTTATGCGGCTATCGCGTTAACTATTATGGACATGGAACTACCTGTATCAGATCCTCTCATAATCGATGATAAAAGATGGTACAAACAAAGGGGTGTCGTATTTGTTGACCCTAAAGAGGGGCTTAGAGGATTTTCACAGATGCAGCCACACAAACAGGGGTTCTTTAATAGATTGTTTGGGAGCAGCGAAAGTTATTTGCCTATTGCGTCACAAGGAGGGGCTCAAATAGGAGGGGCTCTAATCGACCCGAGCACACTTGGAAGAGCAGCAGGCGCTGCTGCTGCTAGAAAGAATGGCTATTGGTTAGACCCTGCGAAAGCGGGTCCATACGAAATTTTAAATAAATATTTGCTTATACCGACACAGGTTGATAAATATCCAGAAGAGGGTAAAGAAGATTCTCTTCCATATATGCTACTTCAACGCTCTAATCTAGATGTGAACCCTACTAAGTTTAGAATTGGCGTTAAGCAAACTAGTTTATGGAGTTTCGATTATTCAGCAGCAACAGCACTTGTTGCTGAGAACAAGTCATACAGGGTAACACTTGATTTAGCAGATGACAACGTATCAATAGATTTGAAGTACGAATATAGACCTGTTGTTGGTAATCCCATAATAATGAGTGGACAGCTTTCGTGTACCCGTGAAGGCGACAGATTTAATATGACGTTGTTCAATGTGAATATAGACCCGAATAGTGGGATAACAGCTAAAGGTACAAGTCCCCGTATTACAAAAGTATTACAGACGAGCGATTTCTCACAAGATATTCCTATATTGACAACAGCAGAAAATAAAGAGATACCTCAAGTCCTTGAGCTCATGTTTAAAGAATCATATAAAGCACTCGTGCCGAGTGTTTCAGCTGTAGAGTTTTTATCTTCAAAGGGGTTGATTCAAGGTATAACTGGTCAAGTGCCTATTCAGGGTACGACTATTACTATTACAAACCCGCAGAACTATACTGGCGGAGAAATACCGGTTACATACACCACGCGATACAAATATCAAGAACAAACGATTACCATAAATATAGACACGGAGCTTGTTATCGTAGAGAAAAAAAAGAGTGATATAGGGGAAAAGCAATACCTTATAAAACTGGACCTTAGAAAACTAAAAACGAGGCCAGACTATATAATAAATGATTTGAATACCGATAAGTATTATATACAACAGGAATATCAAACAGGTGATATAGACGAGGACCCACGCTTTCGCGGAACATTTTCCACATTTTCTACTGGGATCGATGACCGAAAAGTCCCTACAAATAGTAAGGGAGAGACAATCCCCATTTATTTGGAAAAGGTGTTTAAGTCATTGGTTGAAGATACAGGTGAAGAGGGTGATGTTCAGGGTCAGCGTGTAGGTATTCGTTATACACGTGAAGGTTTTCCAGAGCCATTGGATTCGGATAGAATTCCAGAAACAATGCGTATTAAAGGAATATGGAGGGCATTGGCAAAAGACCCTCCTGTAAAGGCGCACTGCGTCGCTCGTGCGATGCAGCTCTTAAACGTAGCAGCCATTCGTGGGAATATTACACACGAAGGTTTCAGTAGTATATGTAACACTAAATTCGCCTATGCAACAGATGGGTCACTTCCGCCAGCAGGAAAGCCTATTACACAGGAGTATGGTATTCAGGCGCTAGCAATGCTTTTTGTAGACAAACTTCAGGGTGGATTTCCACAAATCACAAATACAGAACAGTTCAAGGATTTCCGTAAACGCTTCAAGCTATTTTTTGAAAGATACGCGGATAATAAGGATATAGAGAGCAGTCAAGTACCTGATAAAATGTCTGATGTAAAAGAACTATTGATGCCAGAACTATGTCAAGGACATACGGGTGATAGAATACAGCTCGATATGTCTATGATAAGTGAGCTCCGCTCTATAACCCAGGGTTTAATGAATCGCCAAGCATCGCATCTGAGTAACTCTATGGCTATTTTATTTGAGCTCTTTGATAAAAATGCTATTCTTCAAGGGCGTGTAGAGATTAGTAAATACGTTGAAGTAAACGGTATAGATGCTGTGAACAGAATTGCGGAAAATGCGAGGAATATGTTAGCAGAATACTATGGCGACTGTGAAAAACAATACAAAGATGGCTTATATTTACTATTTAAAAAGCATCGCTCTGCGCCAGGCTCTACACAATACACATCAGCGAACATAGGGGTAAGAGCAAATAGGGATGCGGCAGCCCCTGATGCGCCTGCGTCGGGTGTTCCTGCTGCGCCCCCTGCGCCTACCAGTTTCATTAGTAGATTATTCGGAAGTCGATAATGGCATGTGCTTCGAGTAAATTTGACACGTATTGCGCCTATAGAATAGGCAAATGCCCAAGGAATACTGTTCTCATTCTGGCTGTACGAAGAAACTCACTTTGACAAGTACATCTTGTAAGTGTCAAAAAAGGTTTTGTCCAGCGCACAGGCCTCCTACAGAGCACGCATGCGCTTTCGATTTTCATTCTCATACAAAGCAACAGCTCTTGGAAACGATGAGCACACCTATAGTGGGTCAGAAGATAAGCGTCATTTGAATAGCTGCCGCATAGCTGCCCGCATCGCTTGAGCAAAATTGACACGGCCTGGCCACCTGGAGCACAGTATAGCCCCTGTGTTAAATATGCCCGTGTATGATAAGATCTCTATCCGCCTGATTCGCGATGGGACCAGCGGCCCCCATGAGGATGACCGCATCCATATTACTCGCGAAGACAACAATATCAAGGTTACTTATATGGATGGTGGGTACGGCGCGGAAAATCAGCGTAATCAAGTTACGCAGAAGATTCTTCTGACACATACGGCAATCAGTAACTATATTAAGAATCTGGGGCAGCTGTTCTTACATGACGCGCAGCCCTTCAAGGAGATTCAGTTCAACTTCCCTGGTTTCCCCTGTTTCCTCGCAACGTATAAGACTCTAAAGAATGAGGATCTACAGGATACGCTCATGGAGATTTCCAATATCGTGAGCGAGTCCTGGTTTGCCGATTATTCCTACTCTTGCGAGGAGTTCAGTGACAAGTTTGAGAGCCACTATTAGGTCAAATAGCCGCTCGTAGACCAGTCCAGATACATTTTTACAAGAGTCGGTGACCAGCGTCCCATCATTTTTTTATCGGAACCATACCAATCAATAGCATCTTTCTCGCGCTGGTCAGAGCGCAACTTCATGAACTCTTCACGATGCGTCTCAATCCATGCAAACTCACGGAAGGCCCTTTCAATCTGTACAGGCGCGGCGTAGCCACTGAATACGTGATACTGAAAATACGTATTAGGCTGGAAATCGGGCTCCACACTCTGTAGTACAAGGCTCGTATGCGTGAGCTCACGCATATTGCTGATTTTCGCTTCCTCTTCAACTTCCCGACGTATATTATCTTTCAAGAGCTGCATAACTGACTTTTTCGCATTGCGTCCATCCCGCCCTTCCATCTGCCCCTTTGGAGGCTCCCATGTCGCCTTGGCTGGGTCGCCATCGGTGCGTTTCACGATGAGGAATCGACTAGCATTAAACGGCCTATATAGTTCATGAATAAAACAGGCTGCGCGAAGATATACTCTCCAACCCTCCGTAGGATGCTCTACATAGAAATACTCCTTGCGGGGAGAATACGGGAGTCTCTCAACACCCCGTATTAATCCGGGCTGAAATACATTCAGTATTCCATTCGTAGATTTCGAGGTGGCAGACATGAGTTGTTGCCCTACGCTTTAGAGCGCTTCTTTCTACAGGTTTTTCCCCGCACTGCCTTCGCACAGCCACTACGATGATATTTTAACTCTTTACACAGAGAATTGTATGTGGTGCGATTCAGCAACTCCAACTTCGTTTCCATTGTGCGCCGGATATTCCACAGGTATTTCAAACAGAGTTTGCGACACCCCGTATCTCCTTCTGCTTCCTCCCATATGGTTGTCCATTCCGGGAAGGGTAGGGCGCGAGGTAGAAGTTCCCAAAACTGTCTATAGTACACTAGACGCTCTTCAGGCTCAATCAAGTTCCACCTATTCCTTTCGAGGGGGTCTGTGAGTGTTTCAGGCGCCGGATGGCCATTAATCGGTGTGCTCGTTTTTCCTTCGCGACTTAAAGGGTGTGCCTCCGCGACAGAAAAGAGAAACTCCCAGCCTTCGAAGGTGGTGCGAGTACAGCCTGCCGCGAGGCGCTCTGTATAGATATCTTTTACGGCATTGAATGTAGGATCAGGCTCGGCATGGAGGTGTTGTTTGCGTAGTTTTGCATTCACGTCATTATGCATCCGCCATAACCATTTGGGCAGAGAATCTGTATGACACTCTATAGGATCATTTGCGATGTATTCGGAGAAACTTTGGCGACAGTATTTACAGGGTAGAACATAGGGAATCGTGCGAAAGAAGGCGCAGATTTGTTTATTATTTTTGGATGTCGCAGCGAAACTTATGAGATGTAAGAGGCGCCAGCCCGATGGGCCCCAGTATCTGGTGTCCATTACTTATTTTGTAATGTCCTTTTAAGGTCATAAAATCGAGTATTTTAAATACTTGATTTTATGATGGATGCTGCGCATCTTATCACTGGCCGAATGTCGACATTCCGAGGGGGGCGAGAAAAGGTCTTACCGGGGAGGTATCTAGCTCCTCTGTCTTACATTTCACCTTTGTTTGCGGGCACACGGCACGAGGGCAAGGTGGTGGCGCCGGACATACAGTAGCAGGGGGGCAGCGTACCTCGGGGCATCTAGGACGAGGGCAGGGGGGGCAATCACCGCACTTGGCCTTTCTGTCCTCGCTTGTATCTATAATAATGGGCTGCTGTTTAGGAACAGAGCTTTTGAGAACATACTGTGATAGGTCGGGTACAGGGGGGCACTCCGATTTCAGCATATAATTCTGCATGTCGGGAACGCCAGGGCAGGGAGGTATGCTCGTTTTCAGAACATATTGCGACATATCCGGTACGGGAGGGCAATCAGCCCCGTTTCCAGCACCAGGGTAATCAGCCCCGTTTCCAGCACCAGGGCAATCAGCACAATTTGAGAGCTGAAATCCCTCGCGTGATTTACCGAACACATTGAGAAATAAATACATGAAAACACATCCAACTATGAATGATAATATTACCGATTTATTTACTGGAAGGCGCATATCACCCAACTCTAACAGATATAGTTATTTTTCATCAGTGCCTCCATCCAGGCCATGTAGGGGGTGGACATCCGCACAACTCTGGAATACTGGGGTCATAATTTGTTCCCAGACGAGTACATATCATACGCGAATACCCACGCCAAGAGAAATTCGCTTTGATTGTATCTGTACTCTTCATACATCCGTAGTCATAGGAATTTAGCCCGCGCGCATTAATCTGTTTACAGATTTGCTCGGAACGTGTTTTCCAATCGAATACGGCTGCTTTATGTGATGAGCCTGCTGCGTGAGAAGTCTGGCCGGCCCCTGACGCACCCATTCCTATATGAAGAGATACTGGCTTCTGTCCAGTTATAGATGTAATGATAGAATCAAATACACCGCGATATCCTGCTGCGCCGCCTCCCCTGCTACCGCCACCACCGGTGGATGAGTTTGGGATGAGAGGAGAATTCGACGCCACCGGCTGACCGGTAGAATCTACAATATAACGCGCATCACTCATGGCGGAGGCATAGTTTGCTGCTATATCCTGCTCGGCCTTGCCTTTGTAGTTGAATGAGACATCCCAGGACAAGTTCTTTGTCATATCCTTTGCGTATTTGTCAAATAACTCCCTGGAGAGTGCTGCGCCATTGATATCGCCGGCCGCGTATGCGGGGAATAGACTCGATAGGAGGGATGATAGACCCCAGTCTTTTAATATATCTTTTAAGGGTGATGTTGGATTTGATACCGTCTTGAGGAAGTCATTTATATCGGATTTTATTAAGGGCACGGTACTGATACTTTGTACTCCAGATTTGATATTCGTTACGAGATCTTCTATTCTTTGCCTGGTGGCTGTTAGAACGCTGATACGCGACTGTGTATTGGAATCTGTCGCACCAGACGCTTGTAGGCGAACGATTTCCAGGTCGATTTTTGTAATGAGCATTTGGAGATCGGCAAGGGTTATGCTGTTCGAGCCACCGCCACCTGTGCTTGTGCTAGGACCGCCACCTGTGCTTGTGCTAGGACCGCCACCTGTGCTTGTGCTAGGACCGTCACCTGTGCTTGTGCTAGGACCGCCACCTGTGCTTGTGCTAGGACCGCCACCTGTGCTTGTGCTAGGACCGCCACCTGTGGTAGATTGAAAACCTTCATTTGTAGGAGGCATAGGAGAGGCACCACTATTCACAGACATACGCCACTTATTTTGTAGATAGCCCAGATTAGCCTCAATACCATTCAAATCATCTTCTGTAAGACTGCTTTCTAGGCCGGGATTTTTAGAGAGTGTAGCGAGCTCGTCACTCAGTCGGGCATAATCACTCTTCGCTGTGGCAAGGGGTAGCTGAATAGAAGAATCCCCCATCTTTTGGAGGCCGATGGCATCGGAATTGTAGAAGCCACGCATTGACTCATAGACGTTTTGTAGACGGCCTCCCTTCGCCTTTTGAAGAGCGGGGTCTTCCGATGGAAGTGCGTTTATAGAGGCAGTCTGGCCGGGAGGGGGCGCAAGTAGTGCCGCGCTTGGCAATGTGAAAGGTTTCACTTCGCCCTGTACCAGTGTTTGGCGTCTAGGAGATATGAGTGGAATTGTCAGAGTTGGATCGGCTCCCTCGGGTGCGATATCTTGAAATCCGTCGACCTGCGATGAAAACTTCCACGCAATAATTGCCACTCCAAATAATACTAAAAAGAAGAGCAGACTCTTCATCTTTCTAGTGTCAGTGAGGAAAATAGACATGATTAGTTTGTGAAGGACCTTCTGCTGAGTCGGAACTCGAATGCTTGCTGGGTATTCGGTGACGGCTCATTATAGGGGTTTTGATGGCTTTGAAATCCTTCTTTGGGGGCGGGAGGCATAGGAGGCGCAGCAGGCATAGGAGGCACAGCAGGCATAGGAGGCGCAGCAGGCATAGGAGGCGCAGCAGGCATAGGAGGCGCAGCAGGCATAGGAGGCGCAGCAGGCATAGGAGGCGCAGCAGGCATAGGAAATGCGACACTTCCTGGCATAAACGCAATCGATGATGAAGAATGATTCGCCTGTATTGCCCTTATACCATTAATAATTGAATCAATATCTTGAGAGTTAGAGCATAGTGTCTTAACATGTAATGCAAGTTTCATAATAGCTTCATCATGTAATTCTGGCATAGCTTGTTCGCGTAATACAGAACCACTTGTCATGATTGAATTCTGAAATCCCTCCCATGCTAGCCGTATACGAGATGTTTGTAATAAATAAGCAATGTATAAAAAAACAAACCCTATAATCGCCCATATAATATCTTGGCCCTTCATTCTATACTATACAGTTAAAATTGAGTTTCGTATACTTCGTATTTAGAATATATATGCTCAAGCCGCGCTTTAAAGAAGATTCTAAAGTCGAAGCCGGTATAGATGAAGCAGGGCGAGGATGTTTATGGGGGCCCCTTGTAGCCGCAGCCGTTATTTGGCCCAATGAATCTACATGGTCAGAAGAACTGCGTAAAATCTCTGAACAAATAAAAGATTCGAAAAAACTGAGTGCGAAGCGACGGAAAATTCTCGAAAACCAGATACAACATCATGCTGTTGCGTGGTCTGTTGGTTGTGTAGAGGCAGCAGAAATTGATACAATGGGAATGACAAAATCTAATCGCCTAGCATTTGAGCGTGCTTTAGATGGGATAACTATTGAGGTTGAAAGGGTATTAATAGACGGCATACTGGGAATCAAACCTAGAGAGAATTTAGAGCAGATAGTAGAGCCAAAGGGTGATAGTAGTTACATATCAATAGCAGCGGCATCTATTATCGCAAAAGAGTCGCGTGATAAGATAGTGGGAGATTTATGTAGCGACGATACGCAGCTGGAAGAAAAATACTCTATAAAGAGTTCGAAAGGCTATGGAACACTCAAACACCGGGGAGGAATAAAAACCCATGGGATGCATTCATTACACAGGCGCCTATTTCTGCGGAAACTGTTGGGCTTAGAGCACACAGTTTCTGAAGAATATGCGTTTATAGATGATTAATATTTCCTAAAACGTTTTGTCTTATTTGGGTACCTCGAAGTTCGCTTTTTTTTGCGCCTCCCACCTTCATAGTTCTCATTCCCAGCGTTCCCAGCATTCTCATACACATCGTTCCCAGAGTTCCCCTCATTCACAGCGTTCCCCTCATTCACAGCGTTCCCAGCATTCTCCTCATTCACAGCGTTCCCCTCATTCACAGCGTTCCCCTCATACACATCGTTCCCAGAGTTCTCCCCCTCCCCCTCTCCTTCCCCTTCTTCATGTTCTTTACCTGGCATTGGTATAACCTTATCAGCCACAGCTGTTACTGCGGCTGTTACATCTTTACCTGCGGCTTGTGCTACAACAGCGGTACTAACCATCGGTGCTACTGCTGAGATAAGGCCCGCTCGAATACCTTCCGTATTTTTTTGTAGGGCGGTAGTTGCTGTGCTAGTAAGAGACTGTTGTGCTAAAGCAACCAATCCAGGTACATTTGATACTGTAGATGTGGTTTCCTGTAATTTAAGTGCTAATCCAGCTATATCGCCTAGAGCCGCTGCGGGATTTCCAGAAGCAATTGATGTAAGAAGGCTACCACCAATAGCAGTACGCTTCATTTTTTTGTTCGAATGTCTAAGGATATTCCTATAAAGTTCGACGGATTTCTTAGAGGATTTTTCCCTCTTCTTTGACAGTTTTCTTGTGTTTTTTCTAAGTCTCCTTGCCTTCCCCATCCTTCTTAATAGTAGAAGACAATCTTTTTTTATACTTCCTTGATTTCTTCGCCTTCTTTGACTTATTATTTTTCCTCCTTTTATTTCGTGTTTTCCTTGCGCCACCTGAAGTGGGCGCGCCGTAGCCATACTCTTCACCGTAGCCTTCACCATAGTTGCTTTGGGCTACTAATGTAGAAAGTATATCTTTTGATATTAGCCCTGGTTGTAGGTTCTTTACTTGTAGCGCATATGATACTATTTGGCTCTGATAATTAGCCATTTGAGCGCGTAATGTTACAAGTGTTGCTTTAGCCGCCTGTATTTGTGATGGAGATGATTTGGGATTTTTAGTAATAGCAAGCTGTGAATCTATTTGTGCTTGTGTGGCCTTTTGTGAGGTTATCGCGTTTTGTAGGGAGGTTGTAAGTAGTTGCGCAGCAGAAGCCGCATTATTTTTAGGAGATGCTGCTACTAATGTAGTGGGTGCTTGTTGAACCTGGGCAAGGAGCGCAGCTAAGACTGCTGGATTAATAGCAGGCGCGGCGGGCGCAGCAGGCGCAGCAGGCGCAGCAGGCGCAGCAGGTGCGGCAGCTGCAGCAGCGGCCGCCGATACTCTAGCCATTGATACCGTGGCAAGGCGAGTTGTTGGATTCTGTGATGTTATAGTGCTTGCTAAGGTATTAAGTTCAGAAATAAGATTTAGAACTGTGGGATTATTTGCCGTATATGCTGTAGAGGTTTTTATATCCGCAATGGTTTGTGCTATCAGGCTAGAAGCATCTGAATAGGCACCAGTTGCGACTAGTTGTTGAACAGCCGCCTTTACATATTCTACCAATTCGGTAACCGCCTCTATTGATGTGCTTAAATCAGAGCTTGTTAGTGAAGATACAATGGCGGCTTTTGCTGCGGATGCTTGTGCTGCGGATGCTTGCGCACCAGGATTTCTTTGTACTACGCTTTGCGCTAGTGTATTGAGTTGTTGAATAAGCCCAATAATTTGAGTGTCATTCGAGATATATAGTTTAGAGTTTGTTAGTTGCTGAATGGCTTCCGCTATTAGTGCTAATGCAGCAGAATATGAGCCAATTGCTACAAGGTAATTAACGGAAGTAGTTACAGAGGATACCAAGCTATTAGCAGCAGTTAGAGCCAGCTGATTGTCCGTACCAGTTAATGCGGTTGTATAATATTCTCTTGCAGCAGAAGCATTTGCTTGAGAGGCTTGGGCTTGTGAGGCTGATTGCTGTATAGCGGAAGAAGCAGCCTCTTGTGTAGTAGAGGAAGCTGATTGCTGTGTAGCGGAAGAAGCAGCCTCTTGTGTAGCAGAGGAAGCTGATTGCTGTATAGCGGAAGAAGCAGCCTCTTGTGTAGCAGAGGAAGCTGATTGCTGTGTAGCGGAAGAAGCAGCCTCTTGTATAGCGGAAGAAGCAGCTTCTTGTGTAGCAGAGGAAGCTGATTGCTGTGTAGCAGAGGAAGCTGATTGCTGTGTAGCGGAAGAGGCAGATTGCTGTATAGCGGAAGAAGCAGATTGCTGTGTAGCGGAAGAAGCAGCCTCTTGTGTAGCGGAAGAGGCAGATTGCTGTATAGCGGAAGAAGCAGCCTCTTGTGTAGCGGAGGAAGCTGATTGCTGTGTAGCGGAGGAAGCTGATTGCTGTATAGCGGAAGAAGCTGATTGCTGTATAGCGGAAGAAGCTGATTGCTGTATAGCGGAAGAAGCAGCCTCTTGTATAGCGGAAGAAGCAGCCTCTTGTATAGCGGAAGAAGCAGCCTCTTGTATAGCGGAAGAAGCAGATTGCTGTGTAGCGGAGGAAGCTGATTGCTGTATAGCGGAAGAAGCTGCTTGCTGTATAGCGGAAGAAGCAGATTGCTGTATAGCAGAAGAAGCTGATTGCTGTATAGCGGAAGAAGCAGATTGCTGTATAGCAGAAGAAGCTGATTGCTGTATAGCGGAAGAAGCTGCTTGCTGTGTAGCGGAAGAAGCAGATTGCTGTATAGCAGAAGAAGCTGATTGCTGTATAGCGGAAGAAGCTGATTGCTGTATAGCGGAAGAAGCTGCTTGCTGTGTAGCGGAAGAAGCTGCTTGCTGTATAGCGGAGGAAGCTGATTGCTGTGTAGCGGAGGAAGCTGATTGCTGTGTAGCGGAAGAAGCAGCCTCTTGTGTAGCGGAAGAAGCTGATTGCTGTGTAGCGGAAGAAGCTGATTGCTGTATAGCGGAAGAAGCTGCTTGCTGTATAGCGGAAGAAGCTGCTTGCTGTATAGCGGAAGAAGCTGCTTGCTGTATAGCGGAAGAAGCTGCTTGCTGTGTAGCGGAAGAAGCTGATTGCTGTATAGCGGAAGAAGCTGCTTGCTGTGTAGCGGAAGAAGCAGATTGCTGTATAGCAGAAGAAGCTGATTGCTGTGTAGCGGAAGAAGCTGTTTGCTGTGTAGCGGAAGAAGCTGCTTGCTGTGTAGCAGAAGAAGCTGCTTGCTGTGTAGCGGAAGAAGCTGATTGCTGTATAGCGGAAGAAGCTGCTTGCTGTGTAGCGGAAGAAGCTGCTTGCTGTGTAGCGGAAGAAGCTGCTTGCTGTATAGCGGAAGAAGCTGATTGCTGTATAGCGGAAGAAGCTGCTTGCTGTGTAGCGGAAGAAGCTGCTTGCTGTGTAGCGGAAGAAGCTGCTTGCTGTATAGCGGAAGAAGCTGCTTGCTGTATAGCGGAAGAAGCTGCTTGCTGTGTAGCGGAAGAAGCTGATTGCTGTGTAGCGGAGGAAGCTGATTGCTGTGTAGCGGAAGAAGCTGCTTGCTGTATAGCGGAAGAAGCTGCTTGCTGTATAGCGGAGGAAGCTGCTTGCTGTATAGCGGAAGAAGCTGATTGCTGTATAGCGGAAGAAGCAGATTGCTGTGTAGCGGAAGAAGCAGCCTCTTGTGTAGCGGAAGAAGCAGCTTGCTTTCTAGCGGAAGAAGCTGCTTGCTGTATAGCGGAAGAAGCTGATTGCTGTGTAGCGGAAGAGGCAGATTGCTGTGTAGCGGAGGAAGCTGATTGCTGTATAGCGGAAGAAGCTGATTGCTGTGTAGCGGAAGAAGCTGCTTGCAGTGTAGCGGAAGAAGCTGCTTGCAGTGTAGCGGAAGAAGCAGATTGCTGTGTAGCGGAAGAAGCAGATTGCTGTGTAGCGGAAGAAGCTGCTTGCTGTATAGCGGAAGAAGCAGATTGCTGTGTAGCGGAAGAAGCTGATTGCTGTGTAGCGGAAGAGGCAGATTGCTGTGTAGCGGAAGAAGCTGCTTGCTGTATAGCGGAAGAAGCTGCTTGCTGTATAGCGGAAGAAGCTGCTTGCTGTGTAGCAGAAGAAGCTGCTTGCAGTGT